TGTTATTGCAAAACAATATCAGAATCTCGTAAAGTCAAATCCATGGATTAGTATGGTAGATCCAAGCGGAGGGCCTTGTTTAAATGAACATACAGACTTAGGTAACTTCTTCAGTGATGAGTTTAATGGATTATGTATTCAATCATTTGAACCAATAGAAACAGGATATAGAATTAATACTTATGGTAAATTTGATCATTTAGCAGATACTAAAATCATAGGCGGTATAATTAATACTTCTGAATAGTGAAACTATTTTTAAATTAAGTATATAATAATAAATCCAAACGGATTAATAAGTTCTTTAAAATTATGGGAAGGCACAGAACGGAAAGCTTTAGGTAGCTCCTAAATGATTATTCCAATTATGTGTAGATGCGTTGCTGAAAAATTCCTGAGCAAAAGGGAATAAGGCACTTGGCTAGGACGATGGTTCACTGATATCTTAAATGAGAAATTCAGAACTGGCTAATCACCAGAGCTAAAGGTTTAACGCATTAAAAATCTAAGAGATTTTGCAAAGACTTCCAGGTAAGCAAACCGCTGAATCCTGGTTAATGACTGAACAACGCAAAGAGTATGTGGCGTAAGGTACACTTAAAGATTATGATGATCAATTACGATGATTGAACCTCGGCCGGTTTAATTAAGTAATAGGATGGCAGTCCAAAGAGTGGTAGTCTAATATAAAGCAGCTTTCGTTAATAAAGGTATTCTCAAATCCTTTCGCATCGTCTTCCTTTTTTTATAAATCAATATCAATGGTACACAAAGTAAAAACAATTACACTAAATGGTAAAGTTTCTGAGTATGATGTTAAGTACACTGAAGCATATGTGGCAAAAATCATCTCATCTCAATCAGACTTATATGAAGAATTAACCCCAGGCAATCTTCCATACAACACAGTAAAAGAAATTTATGTAGATGATGTTTTAGTAGCTGAATTAATAGGCTCTAAACTTTATGCAGTTATACCAGGCAAAAAACCTAAACACGACCCTTACGTAGATCGCCATTCACCAGAAGAAGAGTTTGATGAATCACATGCATTAGATATGGTATTAAATGATATGATTGAATCTATGACTGAAGAAGAGTTAGAAGAATTTTATGGAGAGATTCAAAATAAGCCAACGAAAATTTATCTACATAGTGTTACCGCACCACCACCTTATTGGGTTACTGATACTACATTAGGCGATGTAAAGATAAATTACTCTTCTTAAAAATATATACAATAAATTAATTAAAAGATTATGATAAATATTTATGTTTCTGGTAATTGGTCAGATAAAATAACTTCATTACTACCATCGGATGAATATAAAGTATATGATAAAGATACTTATGATAAAGCATTGGCTACCAATCAATGGGTTATTGCAGTTAAGAGTGGAGAAGAACGATTAGTTGTACAAACTACATTATTAAGGTTTTCAGAATTTTCAACATTATTTAAAGGGTGTAATAATTTAACAGGTGTTACTTTTGGTAAAGGATTAACTGTTGGGTGTTGTTCTTTAATAAGACCAGGTACTGTAATAGGTGACCAGGTTTATATTGGAGCTGGTTCAATTATAGATTTAAATTGTAATATTGGTGATGGTGTAACTATAGGAGATAATGTAACCGTAAACGAAGGAGTTACTATTCCTAATAATACTACCATTCCATCAGGATCTGTTGTATCAATAGAAGAGTAAAAATTTATAAAATAGTATCTAAAAGGCTAGTTTAAACTGGCCTTTTTTTATTATAAAAATAGATTCATATTGAATAAATACTATAACAGTTCTGAAACAAATTTATTATATGCTATATAATTAAATATAATTTAAAGAAACTAAAGAAAACTGTAAACGTGTCTGTTTACGGCTACTCATTTGAAAATTTATGGAAATTTAAGTACTAGATTCATTTCTCAAAATATTCAAGTGTTTTATAATAAGTGAAAACAATTAATAACAAAAACAAATTTTAAAAATGAAAAATTTAATTTTAACTTTCGCTCTAACAATCCTAGTAGGTTTTGGAGCAAACGCGCAAAATGCAAAAGGTGATTGGTACGTAGGTACTGGTGACGTTGCAAATGTTGCATGGACAGAATGGTCAATGACACCAACTTTAGGTTACGGAGTATCCGATAAACTTATGGTAGGTTTAGGTATTGCTCAAGCTGACTCAACTGAAGATCTTGCATTAGACGTACATGCAAGGTATTTTATGAACGCAGGTGGCCAGGATTTTTTCCTATATGCTGCTATGAGTGAATTTGAAACTGATAACCTAGAATTAGGTTTAGGTAAAATGTTCACATTCCATAAAGATGCTATTTTCGTTGACCCTAAAGTGGTTTACCACACTGGGAATAAAACAACAAATTTAACATTAGGACTTGGATTAAGATTCTAATCTAATTTACATATATAAAGAAACCCAGGATTCTAGGACCCTGGGTTTTTTTGTGCTTAAACCTTATCTCTTTTTTCCATATAATAAATAATATAATGGATATCGGTCAATACATAAATAAAGATCCTAAAAAGTATTTTATTACTTTTGGAAATGGCTTATTTAAGAATAGGTCAAAAACTCTATTTGATGAAGCCACTTCCACTGGGTGGTTTGATGGGGTTATTATAGAATCTCCAGATACTATTCAGCATTTTATGAATTTACATACCGATTCATTTTCTAAAGTAAGAGGTTTTGGTTATTGGATATGGAAGCCTTATATCATACTAAGGCAATTAATGCAAATGAATGATGGTGATTATCTTTTTTATATAGATGCAGGTTCTAGAATACTCTCACATAAAAAAGAAAGGTTTAATGATTACATTGGGTTACTAGATACTCAGCCAGTTTGGGCGAGCGGTACAACTTCATATAAGGTTAATCAATTTACAAAAAAATCTTTATTAAGAAGATTGGATATGCTAGGTAATTCAGATTTATGCAATTGTTTACAAGTAGAGAGTGGATTTATTGCAATTAAGAAAACTAAAGAAGGTATTTCCTTTATACAAGAATGGCTTAATCTGTGTCTAGAAGATAATTACAAATATATCACAGATGAGTTATTTGAAGAACAGGATTCTTGTTTTATAGAACATAGACATGACCAGTCTATTCTTGATTGTCTTATTAAGATTAATGGATTTAGGTGGTTAAATTCTGATTGTTATGGAGAAGGGCCATTCTTTCATAGTAGAATGACAGATAAAGGTCCTAGAGAATTTGCACCTGATTGGTGGAGAGGAGAACCTGATTATGATCCTAATATTCATTTTCTTTTACCTGATTATAGAAAAAGTAAAAAGAATCCTAATTGGTGGAAATTACAAAATGATAAAGAATCTAATATAGCAAAATCAGAGGAAGAGTATCTAAACCTTAAATGGGAGTATTGGGCAAATGGTCATATAACAGCAGGAGATAATGTAGATTGGTTAAAATAAACAAATCATTTTTTTACAATATAATAATAAACAAACAAATATGGAAACACTTTATTTTACTTTAGGTATATTAACGGTCTTGGTTATATTAGGGGTCGTTGGTATTGTTAATGTTTGGAGCAAAGTTTCAGACTTAAAAATAGTTGAAAGAGATCTTACTGATCATATTAATGAAATTGCAGATGATCTTAATGAAGAATTACATACACTTGCTACACAGGTACAGGATGAAACTGAAAACCTTGATATTGAGATTAGAGGAGAAGTTAAAGAATTCAGTAAATATATTGATTCTCGTCTAGATAAATTTGAAGTTAAATTAAATACTCGTTTATCAAAAATAGAAGCAGCTGTCAGTTCTGTCATCGTTAATAACAACAAATAATTTTAATTGTGCCTTGGTGTAACTGGCAACACGTCTGGTTTTGGTCCAGAAGAGTGGAGGTTCGAGCCCTTCAGGCACAACATTGTTAAGCTACTAAATATATACTATATGATTATAATTAAAAACAGTGGTAAAGACTCTATTGATAAAATGCTTAAGAAGTATAAACAGAAACAAAAGAGAACTAAGCAAATTAGAAGTATTAGAGAAAGGAAGGAATATACGAAACCTTCCGTTAAGAAAAGAGAGCAAAAACTTAAAGCAATCTACATTCAAAAACTCAGAGACCAAGAGCAAAAAAGGTCTTAATTATCTTTCACTTTATATGTAAACTTGTTATATTTAAATTAAATAAATTAATTATGAAATTAGATATAAGTGAATTTGATATGGACGGTACCCAAAATACTGTTATCTTTGATCTCGATGGTACCCTTGCTGATATTGAAGAACGAAGGGAGTTTTCATCTACTATAGAAGGTAAGATGAATTGGGATGAATTCTTTAATCCTAAAAACATTGCAATGGATAAGCCTAATCATTCGGTTATTATGATAGCAAAAATTCTTAAAGATGCTGGTCATACTATTGTAATATTATCAGGTCGAAGTAAAGCAACCAAAGATGCTACACGAGAATGGTTAAATAAAAATAATGTACCTTTTGATATATTGAAAATGAGACCTACCAGTCATCCATTTAAGTGGATGCCAGACGATAAGTTAAAGAAGCACTGGTTAGATACATTATTTGAAGGAGATAAGAAAAATGATATTCTTTGTGTCTTTGATGATAGAGATAAGGTAGTTAAGATGTGGCGAGAAAATGGACTTGATTGTTTTCAGGTTGCAGAAGGTAATTTTTAAAAAACAAATATGAATAAAAAACTATATAGAGGAAACGGTTATATTGGAGGCGTATGTGAAGGATTAGGTAATTGGTCAGGTATACCACCTATTTTATTTAGAGTCGGTTCTTTATTTGTACTACCAGCAGTATTTTGGGTGTATGTCATACTATGGATATTTTTATCTAAACCAGTAAAAAGTTCAATAGACTTAGATTATGAATGGCATAATGAATCAAATTAATATGAAAGGATTTTTAACCAAATTAGAATCAATAGATATATTTCTAATTATAGCATTAGGTTATTTTACTCTAATGCTTTTTTGTTTAACTTAAATTTAGTATATGATTTTTAAATATGATAAAGATAAATTAATGTATAACCAAGTATGTATTAAAACTTGGTTATTATATTGTTTAGGAATTTTAACAATAGTTTTAATAGTTGGGTTTTCGTTTGGTAGAACTACCGCAAAGGAAGTTCTCATTGAAAATTTACAAGAAGGAGAAACTCAAATTTTTATTACAGAGATTGATACCTTTTCACAAGATAAGTTAGTATCCATGCTGAAAGATCTTAATGTTGATTATCCTCACATAGTAATGGCACAATCTATTCTAGAAACTGGTCATTTTAAAAGTGATATCTTTTTAGAAAACAATAACCTCTTTGGTATGAAACAGGCAAGACGTAGAATTACAACAGCAGAAGGTACTTCAAGAAATCATGCATACTATAATCATTGGAGAGAATCAGTATATGACTATGCATTTTATCAATGTAGGTATTTAAGTAAGTTAGATAGCGAAGAAGAATACTTTGAATACTTAGGTGCAAGTTATGCCGAAGCAAAAAACTATGTTAATATGCTAAATCAAGTAATTAAGAAAAATAACTTAGATGAATTATTTAAATAATCCCTTGAAGCTGTAAGGTTCTTGAGAGTTGAACCTAAACTAAAAATGTAGCTCTCTATATAATTAAATAAAAATGAAGATGAAGAAGATTTTAATGATGATAATGGTTTCGCTTGGCCTACAATTACAAGCACAGACGTTATGTGATTCAAATATGACTTACACAACAGGTTCACAGTATCAATTAGAAATAGCAATACCAATTACAGGTAATGGTTTACCAATGATGGCTCCGCTATATGCTGTCACTTATGGTGGACAAGATATGTTAGGTGAAGATAGTTGTTTCAATAATGCTTGTACACATGTAGTATACAATTATAATATGTCTACTGGTATGCCTTATGATACAATCACAACTTGTATTAGTTATACCTTAACAGATTCATTAGGTTATGTTGATACAATGAGCTGTTGCTTCAATCAAGTATGGGACGGGCAAGCATGGATGAGAATGTCTATGGGTGGTACTGTTGGTATAGAAGAGTTAACTTCTACTATGATTGGTGATAATAAAATCTATGATGTATATGGAAGAGAATTACTTACTGCACCTATCGGTCAGATGTATATTCAGAATAGAAAGAAGTATATCAAACTAAGATAATAAAAAGCTATAAGACTAAAAGGCCACTCATAGAGTGGTCTTTTTTAGTTAAATTATATTCCTAAGTCTTTATGAAGAACTTTCATAAAACCATCAAAGGTATGTTTTCCATAATCTTCTCTTAAGATCTTACCAATTGCTAAAGCAAAATCTGTATAAGACATTGAATCATCTATCTTAATCATTGCTTTATCCATTGCTTTTGCTAATGCATCTGATTTTTTAGATTCATCTATATTTGAAGTTTTCCAATGTTCACTATCACCAGCACCGCGAGCAGGGTGAACCCCACCAAAGTCTTGGTATGCAGGAGTACCTGTTGCATTAGTATCTTGCCCGGCCATTTCATCCCAATAATTTTTAAAATCTTGTACTGTTCCTTTATAGTGGCGGATCTTACTCAAATCCTTTCGTTCTTGATTGTTTTCCATTATTTACCGAATTTTGTTTTGAGTTTATGAATTTCGGTCTGTACCTTTAATCCTTCAAGATCAATTTTATCCATTTTTATTTTTAACTCATATAAAGCAATTGCATAATTATCGCCTCTATCTTGAGCTGCTCTATATCTTTGGATATTTTCTTTTTCCCTAGCCTTTAATCTAGTAGCAGCCTCATTAGGTTTAAATTCATAATCAGATGCTTCATTTAAATAGTTGTTAAATTTAGGTATCATTATACTTTATAATTTTTAAGTAGATCTTTTAATTCTACAATATCAGCAGGATTTAATTGTACATAATTTCTACCAATGTTTATTTGCATACATTTTCTACCTAGTCCAAAATCTTCAATATCCTTAGGTCCAACAAAGGTAGTTATCTGAGCATTATCAGAGCCTTTAATACCAGCCTGATTCCATGAACTAATATCAGTCCCTTCATTAAGAGTAGATTCAGACATAGCAGAATAACTTTCGCATGCTTCATCTATTTTATTATTAATATGTTCTTTTGCTTCTTTGATATATGCCTCTGCTGTATGTTCTGCATTATCGTTTGATTCGTAGCTATTTGCCTGTTCTGCTACATGATTACCTAGTGTTTGTACTGGGCCTACTATAGCATTCATATCATATCCTGTTTCTGCTCTATTAGTTCCTCCTAAGGAAAAGGATGCAGAATCACTAGGAGCAAAACCTACAGGAATAAAATCTTCAAATAAAGGTACCTTTTTCATAATATTGTTATTTTGATTATATATTCATAAAACTAACTCGCGTTTTTACATATAAAAATAAACAACTTATTATGTCAGAATTTTTAAGAACCAGTACGGGTCGTAAATTATTAGAAAAGGATATACCGAAATTAGCATCTGTATTAGAAAGAATTGCAGATCAAATGGAAATTAAGAACAGGCTCGAAGAAAAGAAGTTTAGGTTAGATGAAAAAATCAAAAAACTTCAAATTAAAGATATTAATGAAAAAGGATAAAGATATTACTTATAAACAATTCATAGCTCACATGGATAAAGGTAATAAAGTCTATATGAAAAAACCTAGATCATGGCAAAAGGTATGGTTTTGGTGGGAAAGTAAAAAAGAGAAATGGTTTTTAAATAAAGCTTTTGATAAAAGAGAAGATGGTATTGTAAAGCCAGAACCTTCAGTGTGGATAACTGCAAAACAAATGGAAAGCCACATGGATCACATGGTTAGGATGGGGTATAAATATTATATAGATGAATAAGTTAATTTTAGCATTTTTGTTGTTCTTTACTGGTCAGGCAGCAATATGGTTTCAAACTAATGGTCAATTTGTATGGCCTTGGTTTAAAAAGAATCCATTAACAGTTTCAGTTTTATTTGGAACTGCAATTAGTTACATATTAATTTATGGTACCAGGTTTATGGTAGAATACTATGATGGTTTATTATGGCCAGGTAGATTTATCGCCTTTGGGTCTGGGATTATTTCATTTACATTTTTAACTTGGTACTTTCTTGGTGAAGGGATTACCACAAAAACAATAGTGTCACTGTGTTTAGCATGTAGCTTAATAGGAATACAGTTATTTTGGAAATGAAAGACCCTTACAAAATATTAGGTGTTGATAAAACATCCACTGCTAATGATATTAAAAAAGCTTATAGAAAATTAGCCAAAGAATATCACCCTGATAAGTCTAAAGGTAATGAAGAAAAGTTTAAAGAAATTGCAGATGCATATGAAACTTTAAGTAATTCTACAAAGAGATCACAATATGATCAAGCTGCAAATAACCCATTCGGTAAATTTGAAGAAGGTTTCTTTGAAGACTTTATAAAAACAGGAAATGATCCAGGTTTTACTAATATGTTTAACCAAAGATATGGATTTAATACTAGAGGTGGTAATATTACTGCACAAGTTTACATTACTTTAGAAGAAGCTTATTTTGGATGTAGTAGGGAAATAAGAGTAGGTACAAGAGTTGTGAGTGTTGATATTAAAAGCGGTGTAAAGCCAGGGCAGAGAATGAGATTAAAAGGATTAGGTCAAAGAGGCATGACCGAAAACCAAAGCGGTGATCTTATTTTAACTGTATTAGTACAAGATGATCCTAATTTTTATTTGGACCAAAAAGGTTTGCATACAATTAAGCATATAAGTTTATATGATGCTTTACTTGGAGGTAAGGGAGAAGTAAAAGTATTTGATAAAACAATAAGTTATAATATTCCTAAGTGTGTTAAGAACGGTACTATGCTTAGAATAAAAGGTAAAGGATTTCCTGCTTATAATAATCCTAATATCTTAGGTGACTTTTTCGTAAATATACTAGTAGATTTACCTAAACAATTATCTGAGGAACAAGAAGCATTGGTTAAAAAAATGAAAGATATACAAGATGGATATTAATGACGAAGAATTTATGAAGTCATTATTGGATCAGTTAGAAAATCAGAGCTGGGATCAATATATGAATTTATGTTATAATACAATTATAATGTTTCCAGACCAGGTTTTACAATATGATGAAAAAACTGCAAAGCATAGAGTTAAAAGTTTAGACAAAATCTTACTACATTTTGAAGAAAGGGAGGATTTTGAAAAATGCGCAAAGCTTAAAGAGATACAGGACAAATTGAAAAATTGTTAATAACTTTTTGAAAATAACTGCTTCAAAATTTTCAATTCCCAATTATTTTTATTATATTTATAATATAATTAAATAAACGGAATATGACTGAATACACAAACCTTACTTATCTACAATCCTTCTTGGATGAAATGCGATCTTCCTCTTCAGGTAATCATAAAATTGCAACTCTTAAAAAGTATGCTGATAACTCTGATGAAAATTCTGATAGAGAATTCTTACAGAAAGTTTTCTTCTATACCTACAATCCTTATTTTAAGTATAATGTAACTCCTAAGAATTGTAAAAAGAATTCAGATTTACTAGGTCACCCAAATACATACGGTAGTATCTTTACCTTATTGGATGATTTAAGAAATAGGGTATGCACTGGTCATACTGCAATTGCAAATGTAAATAGATTCGTCCTAGAGAATAAACAATGGGAAGATATTATTTACTATATGCTAAACCGAGACCTTAATATGGGATGTGGTACTACCTCTATCAATAAGGCAGTCCACCCAGATTTAATTCCAACATTTAAAGTCGCTTTAGCAAATGCATATAATCCTAAGAGAGTAGATTTTCAAAGTGGAGAATGGTACGGATCCAGAAAATTGGATGGTGTAAGATGTATCTGTAGAAAAGAAATGAATACTGTAACATTCTTTTCAAGGAACGGTAAAGAATTTACTACCTTAGGTAATTTAGAAAATGAAATTTCTAAAATAGGTGGAGACTTTATTTTAGATGGAGAAATCTGTATGGTAGATAAAGATGGTAATGAAGACTTCCAAGGAATTATGAAACAAATTAGAAAGAAGGATCATCAAATTGAAAATCCTAAATTCTTTGTATTTGATTTTTTAACCTTAGATGAATTTGATGATAAGGTTGGAACTACTCCTCTTACTGAAAGACTTAAGAATGGTTATGATATTTTACCGGAAGAAATTAAATCTTCTATGTTAGAATTCTTACCACAAGAACAATTAACTACCGAAGAACAATTTACTGAAATGGCAAAAGAAGCCGAAGAGGCTGGGTTTGAAGGAATCATGGTTAGAAAGAATATTGGCTATGAAGGTAAAAGAAGTCATAATCTTTTAAAAGTTAAAAAATTCCATGATGCTGAATATACAATTTTAGAATGTATAAACGGTACAATGCGATGGACAGAAAATGGAAAACAAGTTGAGAAAGAAGGTTTAAGTAATATTATAATTGAACATAAAGGTAATAAAGTAAGTGTTGGATCTGGATTCTCTAAAGAACAAAGAGAACATTACCTTAATAATCATAATGAACTAATTGGTAAAACTGTAACTGTTCAATATTTTGAAGAAAGTCAAAATCAGAATGGTGGATATTCATTAAGATTCCCGGTAGTAAAACATATATATGAAAATGGAAGAAATTGTTAATGTATCCATTTCATATCTCACCTGTGGTGATGCAACAGAAAGTAACCAATATATATTGTATGGAATTATTTGAGAAGTATAGAAAGTGGGGGAAAGATATAACTGTCTTTGATGTTGATGATACTTTGATTGTAACCAAAAGTAAGATTAGAGTTTTTAATCCAAAAACAGGATATGAAATAGATCTTACGCCACAAGAATTTAATACATTTAAAACCAAGCCGCATGATAAGTTTGATTTTAATGACTTTAGGGATTTAGAAATTCTTAAGGCTGGTAAAATAATTGATTGGGTTTTTAACATTCTTAAAAGAACAATTTCAAAAGGTACTGCTGTAGGTATTATTACTGCGAGAGACGATTCAAAACTTATCTATGATTTTTTAATGCATAACGGTGTTGATGTTAATCCTGATTTTATCTTTGCAATTAATGATCCTTCGTTAGGGTTTACTGGTTCTACTGCACAGAAGAAAAAAGATGCCTTTATGAAATTTGTGCAAATGGGATTTAGGAATTTTAAATTCTTTGATGATGATAAAGAAAATATAAAAATTGCAAACAGTCTTAATAAAGATTTACCTGAGGTAAAAATGAAGGCGACTTTAATAAAACAAAAATGGATTCCAAACTTCAGCGACTTCAAATAAAGCTAAAAGCATTTACTAATATTTTGTTAAGTATTAGAGATCTTTCGAATTCTTCTACTACTAAGGTTGGTTGCATGGCCTTAAAAAAAGACTTTAGTAAAATAGCAAGCTTTGGGTATAATGGATCTTATAGTGGGGCTGGTACAAATAAAAATACTGGAACAGAAGAAGATTCTTTAACACCTGGTGAAAGTGGATTTATTCATGCTGAGGTAAATATGATTGCCAAGTTTCAAGAATATGATCCACAAAATTACATAATACTCTTAACACTCTCCCCTTGTAAAATGTGCACTAAAATTTTAGTTAATGCTGGATTTAAGCATGTTTATTGGATACAAGACTACAGAGACATGTCTCATCTTAAAATATTTAGTGAATGTAATGTGACCTATGGTAAAATTTCTAACCTAGTAAATGACTACCACTCTATAAAGGACTGAATATATACAAAAAATAGTACATACTTTTGGTCGTTGAAGCATTAACATTTAAACTATCTCTTGATTTTTTTGTCTACTTAAAAAAGTACAAAATAGATGTGTCTAAAATCCGTGTAGGATTTTATGACCAAGTAAATCAAAAAACTGAATTTACGGATTTTAACAGTATTGAAGAAATGGAATTATTCTATCAGAATAATTATGTCCCATTTGATCCTTGTTTTATAGGTGATATTGTTTCTATACAATTATTCCTAGGAGCAAGTGAACTATATGAATTTACAACTGAATATAGAGCATCCGATTTAACAGGTAATTTTACATTGACTACCGGGTCTTCTTTTGATATTCAAAGAAATTCACAACGTTCAGTTCTCGTAGATAGACAAGTTTCATTTATTAACAAAGCAGTGAAAGAGTATAGAAAATATTGGGATGAAATTTATAGAATATATACATTAGGTATTTACTCACCGTGTTATGCAGTGCCTGGTTGGTCACAAGGGACATGGTATTTAAATCAATTAAGAGAGGTGTTTACATCAAGAAAAGATACTGATGAATTTCCTTATGATGATGCTACTATTATTAATGAACCACCTGAATAAATAAAAAAAGATAAGATTAAATGGCATTCAATCTAAAAGAATACATCATCTACAGAACTGAGGTTCAAAGAGAACTTTTTAACGGAGAGGTAGATGAAAACTTCAAGGCAGTAGCAAACCCATGGGTAGATAACAGGTCTTACGATACCGGGCATGTAGTATATCACCCAGTTGAAGTTGTTAGTGCTACTGGGACTCCGGAAGAAACCTTAACTTGGTGGAGAGCTAATAAAAGAACAACACAAGGCTCGTTTGATACTAATGAATGGGATATCATCGGAGGTATAGGTACTGGTGATATAACAGTAAGTGGATCAAATGGGTATGGTAAAGTATTAGTTAATTATACTGGCCCAACACCAGCCCTCGCAGCAGGTCTCGATTTTACATTAGCGTCTACAACTGATAATGATACTCTTAGATTAATAGCAGGCCCAGGTATTAGTTTTCAATATGACAATACAGTTAAGGCAATTAAGATAATAAATAATGGTAATGCAGGCGAGGTAAATCAAGGTTTAAATATAGGAATAGGTGGCCAAGATTTATTTGCTGGGATGAGCGGCCAAGATTTAACATTCAGAGGGCTTAACGTAACTAATGTTACCGGTACTGGTGAAGTGTTAGAAATCCAATTGGATGCTGCAAACAATAACGTAGTTTATAATTTTGATGAAGGTGCTCTTGAATTACAGAATTTAAATAGTGGGCAGCCTCTTATTGATTATTTGGATGATGTTGCAATAACTAATGTACAGAATGCTGATCTTTTACAATGGGATGGTAATAATTGGATAAACATTGCACCTAGTTCTGCTGGTCTAACTGGAGCACAAGGTACACAAGGTACGCAAGGTATTCAAGGTATTCAAGGTTTACAAGGTATTCAAGGTTTACAAGGCGTTCAAGGTATTACAGGAACACAAGGTGTTCAAGGTATTCAAGGTATCCAAGGTATTACAGGCGCAGGTACACAAGGTATTCAAGGTATTCAAGGTATTCAAGGTATTACAGGTGCAGGAACTCAAGGTATTCAAGGTATCCAAGGTATTACAGGTGCAGGAACTCAAGGTATTACAGGTATTCAAGGTACACAAGGTATTCAAGGTGTAACAGGAGCCGATGGTACTTTTGGTGGTGCTACTTTTGATTATCAATTTAATACAACATTAGTAGTTGACGATCCTGGATTTAGTTATGCTTCTTTAAATACAGCAAACCAAAGCCTAGCTACCATTATGTCTATAAATGATAATGGTGTTACTGGAACTGACATATCTACATTCTTAAACACAATAAAATCAAGTACTTCTATACCTAAAGGGCATGTTAGGATATCATCAAAGGCTGATTCAAATGAATTTATACTTTGGCAAATAACTGAAGTATATGACAGACCTTCTGCTCCAGGTACATGGTGGGAATTAGAAATAGTACCTGTTGCATTTACTGAAACTGCACCATTTACTATGGATGAAGACATATTAATATCATTTGTTGTAACAGGAGATAAAGGTGCGCAAGGAACTCAAGGAACACAAGGTATAATAGGTTCACAAGGTATAACAGGTTCCCAAGGTACTCAAGGTATTACTGGTGCAGGTACTCAAGGTATTCAAGGTATCCAAGGTATTACAGGAACTGGCGCGCAAGGCGCACAAGGTACATTTGGTACACAAGGTATTCAAGGTATAACAGGAGGTATTGGTTATTTAGGTAATTGGTATTTAAGAAATACAACAACCGGTGTAGCTGATCCAACATCTGGTGAATTTATTGGAAATAGTACTACAAATTTTAGTAATGTTACTTTCTTTGAATTAAATACAACAGACTGGGGTACGACAGGTTCTAATGGTATAAATAGAGGAGGATACTTGGAGTATGTTTGTCCTGGATCAATTATGCATATTGAAGATCCGGCAACCGGTGATGAATGGCAATGGGAAGTAGATGCTAATGCCCTCTCTTCTTCTACAACATTTAGAGAATTAACTGTTACTTTTCTTGCTGGCCCAAGTGGTATTGGAACACTGGATCATGTATATGAAGTTAGATTTGATACCGCTGGATGTACAGGTGCACAAGGTATAACTGGTTTACAAGGTATACAAGGTATAGCAGGTAGCGTTTCGGCTCAAGGAACACAAGGTACACAAGGTATTACTGGAACTGGAACTCAGGGTATAACTGGTTTACAAGGTATACAAGGTATAGCAGGTAGCGTTTCGGCTCAAGGAACACAAGGAACCCAAGGTATAACTGGAACTGGAACTCAGGGTATTCAAGGTATAATTGGTTTACAAGGTATACAAGGTATAGCAGGTAGTGTTTCGGCTCAAGGAACACAAGGAACTCAAGGTATAACTGGAACTGGAACTCAAGGTATTCAAGGTATCACTGGTTTGCAAGGAACTCAAGGTACACAAGGTATTGAAGGTACAGGTACACAAGGCATTCAAGGTATCACTGGTATTCAAGGAACACAAGGAACACAAGGTATAACTGGTACCGGTATACAAGGTATAACTGGAACTCAAGGTATAACTGGTTTACAAGGTATACAAGGTATAGCAGGTAGTGTTTCAGCACAAGGAACGCAAGGAACCCAAGGTATAACTGGAACTGGAACTCAAGGTATTCAAGGTATCACTGGTATTCAAGGAACACAAGGAACACAAGGTATAACTGGTACCGGTATACAAGGTATAACTGGTTTACAAGGTATCACTGGTTTACAAGGAACTCAAGGTACACAAGGTATTGAAGGTACAGGAACTCAAGGTATTCAAGGTATAACCGGTTTACAAGGAACACAAGGAACCCAAGGTATAACTGGAACTGGAATTCAAGGTATTCAAGGTATCACTGGTTTACAAGGAACACAAGGTATAACTGGTTTACAAGGTATTCAAGGTTTACAAGGAACTCAAGGTATTGAAGGCACAGGAACTCAAGGTACTCAAGGTATTCAAGGTATCACTGGTTTACAAGGAACTCAAGGTTTACAAGGTATTGAAGGTACTGGAACTCAAGGTATTCAAGGTATCACTGGTTTACAAGGAACACAAGGTATAACTGGTGATCAAGGAACACAAGGAACAACCGGCGCAGAAGGTGGGTGTTTTACTCCTACTGCGTTTTTTAATAATGGATTTTCATCTACTGTACAACAATATGTACAAGTTGATAACTCAACACCAACGCAGGTATTCATCGGTAATACTTCAGGTTGTCAGTTTATTGGAGATAATGCATTAAATGAAAACGCTACGATTACTATACAAGATCCAGCTACACCAGCTAATAAGATGATACTTAGGGTTGACAGTAAAATTCCTGCGGCCCTTCAACCTTCTAATGGTATAATTTATAATATTACTATAATTAGTGGTGCTTTTCTTTTAGCTAATAATCCTAGCCCTGTTTATACTGTATGTACATACCAGGCAGGTCCACTAATAGTTGGACCAGGTTGTGAACTAATAAATAGAGAGGTATTTACAATAGGTGGTACCGCTCCTGGGACATTCGCTGTTAATAATGCAACTGCTAATTTAGTAACACAGGTGTTTATTAGTCCAACTTCTAGTAATAATCAAGCGGCAGTAGTAGGCTCAATACTTTCATTTTCCCAAAGTTCTGATGGTACTTATTCTAATCCTGATAATTATGAAGTAACTCTAGTGACAACACCGACAGGAAATTTAGTTTATACTGTTGTATGGGTTAGTGGACCTAATCAAACTTTTAGTGGAGATGATGAAGTAGTTTATTGTGTTAGTCAGCCAGGTACTGCAGGAACACAAGGTATTCAAGGTATTCAAGGTACCCAAGGTATTCAAGGTATTCAAGGTGTAGGTGTAAATGGTGTAGATGGTGCAAATGCTTTAAGATGGATTTGTAATTCAACTTCCGGTGCAGGTGCACCTGCAAATAATGATTTTAATATTTCTAATAATGACCCATCATTAGCATCACTTGTAAATATTTCAAAAACTGATGCTAATGCCTCTGTCGTTGATGGTTGGTTAGCAGGAATCTCTTCAGGTGATCAAATAGCTTTATATAAAGTAGATGATCCGTCACAATTCGGTATCTATTTAGTAAATGGTAATCCAACCTCCGGTACCAATTCCCTCTTAATCGCTCTTCAATATATTGCTGGTGACGGGCAATTTGCTGCAGGTGATACATATTCAATATCTTATAACATAACAGGAGTACAAGGTACTACTGGTACACAAGGTACACAAGGTATAACAGGAGGCAGCGGAACTTCAATTGCTCCTCAATTTGAAAGTTCTATAGTAGTAAGTGATGGTCTTCCTAATTACAATACTGCTGGATGGCAGGTAGGTGATGCGGCGGCTTCTAGTGGCGGATTGGCACTCCTAGGTGGTTGGTCTGATTCGATTTGGGCTAGGACGGTACAAGGAGGTTCTTACCCAGGCGGTATAGTAATTGGTGAAATAACATCTGTGGGAGCTCATGGGCCTACCAGGGCTGATCAAGCAAGACCTACAACCATGACCTGTGGTGTAGTACCAAATGAATCGGTTGTAGCTGGTAGTAAACAATACAATGTGTACTTCACTGTTTTTACAAATAATACAGGTGTTTCAAATACTGGTGATTTTCATGTGAAAATGTGGACGTGGGAATGTGGTGATATAATTCCTCCATCAACCGGCGGAACCGGCGATGACATGATGGCCTTAACTGGCTTAGGGCCTGATGATGGTATAACATTCTCTAATGCTCAATTTACCGTCTTTGACGACCAAGATGTAAATGCTGGAAAATTCTTATGTGGCACAGCAAGCTTTAATATTAGTGTACCCGTTAATCCATCAACTACAAGGATTTTCTTGGGGTTTGCAGCTAGTAAAGGTGGAACTTTGGAGCTAGATGAAGTCAATATTACATATAAGGTATTTATCAGTGATCCATCATAATATTTAAATTTAAAACAATTTTATTTTTTTATGTATAATAACTATAAAGGGATAATAGTATGGAAAGTATAGAAGAAAAACTACAGTGGATTAAAGGTGATAAGATAGGGTCGGTAGAAGTTATTAAAACTACCGAGGATGGGTGGACTATATTTGAGAGTGGTGGAAGAATATCAACTAATCTAATATCTGAATTTTTAGAACCTTTGGATGGAGATCCTTTAGATTTTAATTCACCTACACCAGCATCAATAAAAGCAGAGGTCTATAAAGAAAAATTGCCACCACAAAAAGAAACCTCATCTCCAATAAGAACTCTTTTTGATAAGCAGAAAAAGAATGATAAAGTAAAACTGAATCTTACCTTTCCAATAAGTGTCCCTAAAAAGGCTATTTATGAAATTATTAGTTCATCATTTGATAGTGAAGAAGTAAACGAGGAACTAGAATCATTTATTAAAAATCAAATATCAGAAGATTTAATTTTGGATAGTCTTTTTGATAGTATTAAAGAATTAATTAAAACTAGATATAAAATTGACTAAGCAATTTAAGGTATAATATATAATAAAATCAATCACATGACACAAGCACCGAATAGAAGACAGAGAAGATTAGCGATGAAGTATCAAGGTATACTAAAGGCGAAAAGAAACTTACCTTTTAATGAATGGATGAAACTCACAAAGGCATCTATTGATAAAGGTATAGAATTACATAAAGCTAACACTGATGCAGTAGAGAAGAAAATTACAGAACAGCTTGAGAGCATGGAAGAAAGTAAAATTATAGCATGGAAAGAAGTTGGCTATAATGATAAAGAAATTGAAATGTTAAGAGAAGCTGATGCTATTTTAACTGTTAAAGATAAAGAATCATGGCATACCGATAAAAAGGTAGCAAGAAAGCTAATGAAAGAAGCAAGAGAATCTTTAAATAATAGACTTAATGATTAAAATCGTTTTAGAACCTGCAAGGAATGGGGTTATTAAGAGAGTGATCGATGATAATCATGGCGGCGGTAAAGAACAGTGGACTTCAACAGATGTATATGAATCTAATGATGAAAGCCGTAATAAGTACGAATATATTATGAAGTTCTTTTGGGAGCTATGCGAGGATCTAGGTTTAGAAGGCGGTAATAAATTTGAAAAAGAAGTACTCAGGTTAAAGACGGAATGGGGTACTCATTATGAGCCTAATAAAAAAGAACTAGAAAGTAAAATAAGAGAGCTCCAAGCAGAGATCGATTTACTAACTGAATGGAAACAAACATAGAATTTAATTTTATATACTCAAAGGATGCGGTAAGAGTAAAAACCTTTTTAGGTGCAGTTCCTAGAAATATTGAATGTATTAATTACATGGATATTTTTAACAAACTAACCAAGAATGATTTTTATCAATTTGAACCGTCTGACGCTGTTGTATCGTCTTATCTTATGAAGCAGTTGCAAACTGTATTGGATAGAAATACTACTTCTTCAATTTTTTATGTACTTGGTAATCTTAATGAATCTACAGTAACAGGTATAAAGACATATGTAGAATCTTTAACCGATAGAGAATTAAAATACAACATATATCATTCACCAGAAATTAATGTAAACGGTAGCGCAGATCTATTTGAGAACATTATAGAATTTGAATGAAAGCCCATAGAATATTTACAAAAGGCCAAACTGTTTATTGTCTATTATCTTCTTTTAGTAGGCCTAATGTTTTATTACCTATAAAAGGTCTTATCATGGATACGCAGTGGGATCCTATTAATCCACAGTATCAAATTCGCATTATTAAAATGTATGATAATATGAAATATTTAAAATCCAATTTTTTTGATATGAATTTTAAATATGAGTTTGATAATAGAGCCAGAAAAATGCCACTTAAAAAAGAAGACTTCAAAAATGTAAAATCATTAGAAGATAGGTTTAATGAAAATGATAGGGAACGGTTTTATGTAATAGTAGAATCTGTTATGTGTAAAAAAACTAAAAATGATTTACAAGGTTTATTTGAAAAAGTTCAGTTTTATATAATATCAAAAAACCTAAAAGAAATAAGAGATATATCATCAAGGCCATTTTTTAAAGGTTCTCTTTCAACTGATAGCTCACAGGAGTTTAATGCTAGATTTAAAAAAGGTTGGTTAGATAAATTCCAAAGAGGTGATATTGACATAGATAAGTATCTCAACAGCTTAAGCTGAATATATACAAAAAATAAGAGTTTAACTTATGGGAGGTTTTAGTGATGCAGTAGGTAGTATAAATGATGCGATGTTTCCAACAAACCCTAATAAAAGCACTAGCTTAAAATTAGGTGCATTTGGTGGTGAATCTGCTGGTTTAGCTAAAGATATTACAGAAGGTGTATATAAATCATTTTATCAAAATAAAGCAGAAGCCGATTCAATAGCAGTACCATCTGGTATGAAGGCGGAAATTCCTAGATCTATTTTTAATAAGTTTGCTTTATTTAATTTTAGAGGAATGTATGGTGGTCTTACTGGTGGTGAAGTATTTAATGGTTACTTTGATGGCCCGACAATAGGTACAAGCCAAGATGGGAAGTCTAGTGAAATAACAGCAACGGCAAATCCTGCTATGGGTGGTGATGCTTCTAAAAGAGTATCTATAGCAAAGTTAATTGAATACTTTAATACTAATTATCCTAAAATAGGTTATAGTGCTTCTGATTTTCTATATTGTAAATACTATAAAAAAATACCTGTTAATCATCTTGTTACATTAAGAAGATTCCCAACACCAGTAGAAGACAATATATTTGACTTAGCAAAAACACCAGGTAGTAAAGATGGTAAAACGGTTAAGACTGATGAAGCTGTTGATGCTACTCAAGTTGCTGGAGTTACTGCTGTTACTTACTTAGGAGAGAAGAGTGGTAATAAGCTAGAAGATATGTTAACTTTTTCTTATGGTCTTAGTTATAAAGAAGTTAAATCTGAAATGGAAAGTATAAGTAGTGGTGATGGTGGATATACACAGCAACCAATTTATACTAAAATGGGAAAGGGTGGTCAGGCTTTAGCTGATTCTCTTAAAGGTGTTAGCTCTAGGCAAAAATTTTCAAAGTCATTAAACGGTACATCTGATAAGCTAGGTACTACATATGCCAACTTTGTAATAGGACCAGTTAATGTTGTTAATAAAACAATGATTAGAGATACCGGTTTAAATTTTCAACAAGATATGAAACTTAATTTTGAGTATCAATTAAAATCTCTTAATTATGTTAATCCTAAAATTGCAATGATTGATATAATGAGTAATATGTTAACTATGACTTATAATAATGGTCAATTCTTCGGAGGAGGTCAAAGATATTATGGTAGTGGTGGATATGTATCTAGTCAATTTGGTGACATAAATAAATTAAAACAAGGTGACTTTAGTGGTTATATAGGCAGTGTTGTTACTGATGTAGAAAAAGGTTTTAGTAATGTTTTTGGTGGAGGTACTGGTGAATTTAATTTACCTAATTCAATAGAAGGATTTAAAAAGGTTGGTAAAACGTTACTAGGGAATGTATTAGGTGGATTTTTAAGTTCTAATGTTGGTTCAGTTGGTGGAACACAGGCAACTAAAGCATTAATTAGTGCAGAGCCTACAGGTGATTGGCATGTTACTGTAGGTAATCCGTTAAATCCAATTGTAATGATGGGGAATATGTATTGCGATAATTCAGTTATGACATTAGGCCAAGGGTTAGGTTATGATGATTTTCCAATGGAGGTAAAATTTGAAATAGATCTTAAACATGGTAAGCCTAGAGATAAAGGAGATATAGAAAATATGTTTAATGCAGGTCGTGGTAGAATTTATGCATCGGCTGCAAGCGAAGAAGATGTACTTAATTTAGCCGGTATAGATAAAGCTACTTATGGCTCAGTTAAACCTAAAGGTGCTAACCTCCAAGATAATCAAAGTTCACGTTTTACTGGATCCGCTGCACCTGGCGACGCAAAGAATAGCCAAATAAGCAATATTAAAAATAGCCCACAGAAAGTAGATCGTAGTGTAACTGCTGATTATATTTCTAGTGTGGTCAGTATGACTATAGATTCATAAAAAACTAATCACATGGATATAAAATCATTAGCATTAAAAAATAGATTAATAATAGATGAAACTGGTGAAGGATATTGGGACCTTACTGCACCATCATTTATTTATGATTATGAATTAGGTGTAAAGGCTTTGCATTATGTGTTACCAGATCAGATAGGTCGCATTGACAAAATATCTGAAATTTATTATGGCAGTGGGGAATTCGTTGATGCATTATGTATTGTTAACAATATCTTTAATCCGTTTAGTGTTAACGAAGGTGATATATTATGGATTCCAAATTTAAGAGATCCTAACTTAGTTTATAAAAGACCTAATCCTGCAAGTAGACCTAATGAAGTACAAGAAGCATATGTAGATACAGGAAGACAGAGTGAAAAAGATCAATCAAGAATTCAAAGATTAATTGAAAAAGCTAAACAGAGTCCTGCTGGCGTATCACAACCAATGCCGCCTAATATGCTACAGCCTGGCCAGGAATCAAAAACATACGAAGGTGGTTCAATACAATTAGGTACGAATTTACCATCTAAGAAAACTACTCAGTCTAATTAATTATGTCAACTGTAGAAAGAAACATATTAACTGTAATAGAGCCGACGATAGAACTTGACGAGTTAGAAATAGTTGATCTTGAGAGCGGATCTGAAAACTCGGAAGGGCAAACGATGAAAGAAAAACCTTCTAAATTTTCATCTATTGTACCAACGATTGTAATTAATAGTTATACTGTACAAGGTGATCGTTTAAATACTTTTGAATTGAGGTCAGTTGGTTTTTATCCTACTTGTAGATTTACATTTACTGATAGAGATGGTTTATTTACCGCTAGATTTTTTCCTAAAGATGGTGATATCATTCAAGTGTATATAAGATCACAAGGTAATGAAGATACATTTAAACCTATAAGAATTGATTTTACCGTTGAGGATATAAGACCTCTTGGTGGTGGTGGCGTTACAAACAAACCACCCGAACTTTTAGTTGAAGGAAGAATGCATGTTCCTAACCTATTTACAGAAAAAGTACAATTTCAAGATAATAATAGTTGGAATTCTTTACTGTCTATTGCAGAGGAATTAAAACTAGGGTATGCATCTAACGTAGAAGAAACAGCAGATCAACAGATTTGGACAAATCCATATGATACTTCACAAAGGTTTATACAAGACATAACTTCAAATGCTTATTTGAATGATGAATCTTTTTTTACTTCTTATATAGATCCTTACTACTATTTAACTTTTGTTGATGCTAATAAGTTTTTTGGACAAGAAGATGATATAGAAACATCTCAGCAATTTCAACAAAATGCAATAGACACAATAGGAAGTGGTGATGAAAATGAAAGTGATATGACATTTCCTAATATGTTAACAAATAATTTACAAACACAAGGTAGTGCAAGATACATTGCAAATTATCAACAAGTTAACAAAAGTGGTAAAATTAGCAAAAATAACGGATATAAAAGATATACACAATATTGGGATTTAAATGCAAAAGAATTTATAAGTGAATTTGTAGATCCTATAACAAATGATACACCAGGTATGATACCTGTAACTAAGGGTAGAACAATTAATGGTGAAGTAGAAGGCCCAAGGAATGAGCAGGTTAAATTTAAATTCTTAGGTACACAAGGTGATAATGTTCATGATAATTATTATTATGCATCTATACAAAATTTTCAAAATCTTGCAGAGATTAATAAGCTAGGAATGACCATAGAATTAGATACGGTTAATCCTGCTATTTTAAGATATAGTAGAATGTATTGTCTAATATATGAATACGGGCAAAATGTAAAAAGTGTATTAACTGCACCTAGTAATAATGAAGATGCACCAAATGATTCTGTCCGTAGGTCTGATATTGACGGTGATGACAAGAAAAGCCAAAATGGTATTATTAATGAATATCTTAGTGGGTTTTACGTTATTACTGGTTTAGAGTATTTTTTAATTAAAAATTCTCCAACCGGTGGTTCAGTATTAAAACAAAGAATACATTTACGTAGACGAGAGGTAACACCATCTACATAATGAATAAATAAAAAAACAAAATTATAAATGGCAGATCCAGGCATTTGGAATCAAGAAATACCAGAAGACGTTACTAATTTGGCTGCAAATTTTCAGAAGTCATTCCCTAACAGTTATGATTTTGCTAAAACTTTTGTGCAGACACCATCTTCGGTTGCAGGTGGTGGTAATGGTGTAACGAGTTTAGATGATCCTACTTATTTAGGGTTTAACCTTTTGTTTGATAGATCATCGGCTTTATTTAACGGAGCATTGGTAGGTAGCCCTTCTATACCAGCGCCACAGGATCCTAATGATTTTAGCGGTGGTGATTCAAATTCAATGCTAACTGAATATAACGGATCTGCTGTAGGTTATTTAAATAGACAAGGTGAAACTACCTTAGCAACTTATCTGAAGGCGTTTTGCCAAGGGCTAAAGGAAATTGAATCTAAAAGACCTTATTATTTTCAAACGATAGAAGGTTTACAGGAAGCATGGAATAAAACAGTTAATATGACACCGTATGGTGGAAGTGCAGAAGGTGAAGGTATACAAATAGGTATGTTAGAGGCTATAGATTTAAAAATGTCTGCTTTGTTTAATTTATATAAGTTAGCTTGTTATGATAATAAATACAGAAGAAATCGTATTCCTGTTAACTTAATGTATTTTAATGTTGATATACAAATAGTAGAAATTAGAAAATTTAAAAGAGTAAGAAATTGGATTAGTTCATTAAACCCAAACTCACCTAATAATGAAATGGATAAGTTTGTTAATGAAAATGCATCAATGATAACTTTAAGATTTACTGACTGTTTATGGGATCCTACTGTAAGTGGTACTACATTTGCTAATGTTTCTAATGATGGTAGTAATTCAATGGCGACGGCTGCAATGAAATGGTCTTATGCTAAAGTAGAAGTATTATCTCAATTTTCAGGATATGACTCATCTCTTAAAGACACAGCAGAAACAAAGACACTAGGTGACCTTGCTAAAGGTATGGGTAAAAAGTTTTTAGATAAACAAATGGTTGGTGTTGAAAATTTAGTACAGAGAAAGGTATTTGGGGCATTACAAAATCTTAAGTTTGGTAATGCGTTTGGTTTAAGAAATGACATAATAAATACAATACAAAATCCACAAGGACTAGTTAGTTCTTTACAGGGTGCATTAGTACAAGAAGAAACTACACCAGGGTTTGACTCTAATATATCAGATAATATATTTGGAGATGATGCAAGTACAGTAGGTGGTTCTGGCCAAACACTTGAGACTAGTAATAATTTTGGTGATAGCCCAGAGCAAACACCCTTTAATGGTGGTACACTATTTTCACCACAGCCTTCTGGGCCACCTCTTAACTCAACTAACATATTTGAATAATTTATGGGGAAATTAACAACAAAGGATTTAAGAGACGATAATCTTAAGGGTACACAATGGATCGGTATTGTTGAAGATATTAATGATGATATATTTGAAGGGCGATGTAGAATTAGAGTCTTTGGTAAAATGGATCAAAGACAAGACCCAGAAGATCCAGCAAGTGCATTTGTTATGCCAACTGCTTCTTTGCCTTGGGCTAGGCCATCTGTAGCATCTTCAGGTGGAAGTAACACTGGTAGTGGTACATTTTCAGTACCTAAACTAGGAACGATTTTAAGAGTAAGTTTTGATAATGGTAATTATTATGCACCAGTATACCATGAGTCGCTATACCCTTCTGATGAGACTAAGGCGGAGATAGAGGCAGCTTATCCTAATTCACACGTATTAATATATGACACTGCATTTGGTTTAACTGGTGAGTTAGAATCTGGTAGCCCTGATGTTACTAATGAAAGAGAAGGCGAACATATTAAAGTTTTCTTTACGGAAGAAAAAGGTTTAATGATGGATTATACAACAACTGAAGGTCCAACTACAATAAATATAAAACCTGATAACTCAGTTGAAATAATAAATGCAAACGGTGATTCTATTGTAATGTTAAATGATGGAAATATAACATTTACACACTCCGCCCAATTTACGATTAATAGTGGAGCTAATACTGAGATCAATTGCGAGGACGCATTAATTAATTGTAAAAATATGGTTGTTAATCATGCATCATCAATTGAACTAGGGGAAGGCGCGAGTGAGCCATTAGTACTAGGTAATTTAATGACTACCTTATTTAACACACATACCCATGTTGGTAATCTAGGCGCACCAACTAGCCCACCTACAAAACCGATGACTCCTAATGAATTAAGTAAGAAACAGGTTAAATCATTGTAAATATATAAATTAATAAATTAAACTAATAAACTATGCCATTAACTAAGAGTATTTTAAATGACGAGCTGATTACTGCATTTTCTGATGCTATGTATAAGTTTCTTGAAATTTCATCTCAGCCTAATGGTAACGAAGGAAAGGATAAGTCAGTAGAAGCTATTAAAGAAGCATCAGAAACATTTGCAGCTAAAGCATCAACTTCTATAGATGCTTACATAAGATCAGGCTTGGTAACTACTGTCGTGGCTACTACTGTTGCTACAACAGGTACCGCAGTTGCTCAAGCAGGTGCCGGTGCAGGTTCAGGTACTGGCGCAATTACCTAATGAAACTATTTACTAACTCATATGTATAACTAATATTAGATGTACAAATATAAATCTATAATAACACTCTTAATAAAAAAAAATAATGATTGAACAAGAAATCACCATCCAATTAAGCGATGATCCATTTGACACTAAAGTAATTAAAGTTAAAGTACCTAAAGGAACTAAATTAATGTGTACTGAAATGTATGCAGCCGATGCAATGTCAATGTATGATTTAGCAGACGATGAGGCTGAACGATTACAGAAATCTGAAGAATTACGAAATTACATTACTCAAGGTGAAATTTCATATATTAAGAAAGAAACACAATTAATAGATGGCGAGGAAGTTGAAGTAAAAACAGAAGCTCTTATTGATATATCCAGAAAAAATACAGCCATCTGTAATTTAATCAAGGAACCTAAAGAAGTAGTAGACCAACTAGAAATTGGTATGGTAATTGACATTAAAGTCAAAGAGCATAAACAAGGTACATTATATGCATCAATTGGAGATGCATTGGATGAGGTTAAACGAAATGAAATTTATAATGCTATAGGAAATAAGACGATCGGATTTACTGGTAAAGTAAAAGAATTAATTCACGGTGGGTATTGGGTAGAAGTTGGTGGAGTAGAATGTTTTATGCCTGGGTCATTAGGTGGTCTTAATAAATTACAGAATTTTGAAAAGTTAGTAGGTAAAGAATTAATAGTAATGCCAATAACATATTCAAACGAAAAGAAAACTATTGTAGTATCCCATAGAGAATATTTAAGAACCATGATTCCTTCTGCGGTTGAAACTCTAAGAGAAGAAATTAAAGAACCTATTACTGGAATTGTTACTGGCGCTACTAAGTTTGGAATTTTTGCAGAGTTTAACGAATGTCTTACTGGATTAATACCTAAAAATGAATTGGATGAATCGACTTTAGGTTTATTTGATAATAGAAATATTAAACCTGGTGACGAAATAAATTTCTGGGCAAAAGAAATAATATCAGATAGAAAAATTATCTTGAGTCAAGCTGGTCCTAAGATTGATTTATGGGATGGTGCCGATGAAAAATACAAACCTATGATGGTTACCGAAGGTAAGGTTACTAAGGTTACTAAATATGGGGCGTTCGTCGAATTAGAAAAAGGGATAAGTGGACTTGTTCATAGAACTAAATTAAAGAACACTGAACTTAGTAAAGGTGATATTATAAATGTAAAGATTGGTAGTGTTAATGTTAGCGATCGCAAGATCACTATGAACTTAGTATAACCTTTATCCTGGTTTGGAATATATAAACAAATCAGGAACTACATGTATTCTAACGAACAACTTAATGCTATACATTCTTCAAAGATCGGATTTGAATTTGAGTTTTTTTCAAATGAAAATTTAGATCTCACGAAGGATAGCTTATCACAAGCTCTTAATAAGAAAATCAGAATAGAGGAAAAGGCTCATAGTGACTTTACCCCAACCGAAGAAACTTTTAAATTAGAACCAGATAATTCTGGTGGTACCGGTATGATTGAATTGGTAACCGGCCCACTTCCATTTGTTGAAGCTAAATTAGTTATGGCTAAAGCTTTAAAATGGATTAGAGAAAATGGCTCTACTAATGAAAGATGCTCTATCCACATAAACCTTGCGTTTGATGGTAAAAAGCTAGGCCCTATTACAAATATGTCTAATTTAGATATAGGTAAATTTGTACTTAACTTTGATGAAAACAAAGTATATGAAGCCTTTCCAAACAGAAGAGATTCTGTTTATGCAAAATCTATAAAGTTTATTGTACCTTTAAGTGGTATGACACAACCATCACCAGAAAAAAATCTTTGGAAAAACTATATGTTTGTCAAAGAAAAGTATTATGGTATTAATTTTAGTAAAGTACCTAAAGGTTATATTGAATTTAGATACTTAGGTGGAAAGGATTATGAAAATAGATATTCTACTATACTCTCACTAACCGAACATTTTATTACTTCATTATATGAGACTTTAGTTAATCCTCAATATAGTGAATCTGACCTAAAAGTTTTAGATAAGATTTTAGAAAAGCATAAAACTGTTATTGAATCTTATAGAACATATTCTTCATTTAAAGAAAAGTTTCCAAATATTCATTTAATGATTGATCTAAAAACAGCAGATCAAATTGTAGAAATGTATTATCCTAAAATACGCGAAAAGATTTTTGATTTAATTACTAAGGCTGATATGAATGAAGGCTTTATTAATTATGACGCGGACACTGGAAGAATACAGATAAAGGATGCTAAATTAATGAGATGTTTTGAAATAAATGGAATTGATATAGTTGATTCTATAATTCAAGGCAATATTGTTAACTGTGATATTTTTAGCTGCGATTTAAAAAATTCATCAATATTTGAATCTAACTTATTTGGGGCTACTGTTGCAGAAGATTCCAAGATAGAAGAATCTTATGTTAGTAGAAATGTAATATGTGAGGATAGTTATGTATTTGGCAAAAGAGGAGTTTTTAGTGGAGAAATGGTTGGAGGTATATTTAGACAAGGTAGAGCTACAAAGCTTGCTAGGTTTGGTGATAATACTGAGGTGATAGAAATAGAAAAAATTAAATAAAGTTATGGCTAGGAATAAAAGTTGGTGTAACCCAGACGCACAAGAATGTTTAGATGCACTCATAAAAGAAATTAATGATGATTTGACTGTTGCGTGCCAAATACCTTTTACTGTACCAAAAAAGGAATTGGCTCATATTATAAATAGGGCAAAGGATTATTTTTATAAAATATATGAAGATAGTGTTGAAGAGATGTTTATCGCTTTACCTAAATCTGCATGGTACGAAAAAGACTTTAGGCAAGGAATAAGTCATAATGATGGTGGAAATACTCTAACCGAAAATGATGTAAAAAATCCTAGAGGTGTTGTAAAAATGCCTAGTACTATTTGGGCAGTCAACGATGTATTTCAGATTAATGGATTTTCAGGAGAAGATGGTGGCTTTGGTAGTCAATCATTTTCAGCAGGTGATGTAGACTTTTCATTAGATAAATTTATTTACTCTGATGTGTACGGTGCAGGAATTGGATCAGAAGAACTTATGTATTATGTAATTAATGAAAAATTTATTGATAACGCAAGACAGGTATTACAACCACAAATATCATATAACTACAATAGACTGACCAAGAAATTCAGATTTATGGGTAAGTTGCCAAATAAAGGTGCATGTATTTTTCAAGTATATAATACTATTCCTGATTGTGATCTTTTCCAAGATGAAGCTTTTATAAGATATTGTATCGGTATGGCAAAAATTCAATTATCTAGAATATTAGGTACATTTCAATTTAACCTTCCAGGTAATATTACCATTAATTATGATTTGATTTCAAGCGAAGGGCGAGAAGAGGTTGATTCGATAGTAGAAGAAATAAAAGGTGATGAAGGTGTTGACTATTTCTACACGGGGTAAAATATAATCTAATACCCTCAAAAAATGTAGAGAATATATAATAAAATAATATTCTCAATGATAAAGGAAATATACAGTAGAGACATAGATTCACCTAAGTATAATAATGATGTAATTGAAGTAACAGATCAATTGCAGCAACTTATTCTTAAAGTAGAGAATTGTTTATTTACTCGCAAGGGAGATGTTCTAGGTGCACCTAATATGGGATGTAACTTAGATGACCTTATCTTTTCGTTAGTATTAAATGAATCAGTTATTGCTCAGAGGATCAGTACACAGATTCAAACATACTGTTCTAATAGCAGCAGCTCCCAATTTGGTGTTGATGTTAGAGTACAGTTTTATAGTACAGCAGAAAGAAATGGTTGCCTTGTAGATATTTACATAGATGAGCGAAGAGTAATTGGTGCTTTGTTTTAAAATAAAATAAAATAGTTAATGTCATTTTTTAGTAAAACCAGAATTAAAGCAACAGAGTTATTCTTTGATGCATTTGAGTACCTACAAAGACAGTATGAACAAGCCGGTGAAGTATTTACACCTGCATCTCCATTTGGACAGATACTTACAGTTGTTTCTAACTTAGGTGAACTTATTTTATTTTATATTGAGGCTGTTGCTACCGAGCTTAATATAAGTAGAGCAAGAAACATTGAATCCATATATGGTTTATCTAGATTAACAGGGCATGATCCAACTAGAGGAATATCAGCACAAGGTATATTAGGATTAAGACTTAATACATCAGCATCATCATTAGTGGAAGGTGATTATGTACAAATACAAAATTACATTGCATTAGAGGTAGGTCAAAATAGTTTATCTTATTTTTTAAAATTTGATAGCGATTATATTAGATTAGAGAAAACTACAACTGCATTTGTAAATGTAGAATTAATTCAAGGAGAAATTGAAGATCAAACTTTTACTGGAACTGGTGAAGCATTGCAAAGTTATAATTTAACTACAAAAGAACCTACTGATCAATATATGGTTAATGTAGTGGTTGATGGCAAGCTATGGAGAAATGTAGATTCACTATATGATATGAACAACGGAGATGAGGCTGCTTTAGTAAAGACAAGCGTTAATGGTGGGTTAACAGTATTTTTTGGAAATAATCAGTTTGGCCAACCACCTGCACTAGGATCAATTATTAGAGTTACTTATGTAAAGACTAGAGGTTCTGCTGGTAACATTGGTGGTAGTAATTTAGATATTAAATTTAAAGATCCTGCAACAGACGCACAAGGTAATGAAGTTGACTTGGATCAGGTATTGGCAATAAATATTGTAAGAAATCCAATGTTTGGTTCTAATAGTGAAGATCCTGAGTTTACTAGGCTTATTGCGCCATATCAGAGTAATTCATTTGTTTTAGCTAATCCTAACAATTATATTTACTATTTAAGTAAATATGATTTCTTTTCTTTTGTAGATGCATATAATACTAAAAATGATCAATACTTAGATGATGATAATATTATATACTTATTCTTAATACCAGATGTGGCAAAAAAGATAACAAGTGATTTGGATTATTTTAATGTTCCACAAGAAGAATTTTCGCTAAGCTTAGATGAGAAAGAAATGGTATATGAAATATTAAATGAAAGTGGGCGACAAGTTGTAACAGCTGAGGTTAGAATAAATGATCCTGTAATTAAAAAATATGCTCTTAATATTGTTTTAAGATATGTTGAAGGTTTTGATAAAGATGAGATTCATGCAGAGATAAGAGAAAATCTTAGTACATATTTTATAAGTGTAAATAGAAGAGATAGAATTCCGAGATCAGATTTAATTGCAATTATAGAAAATGTAGATGGTGTAGATTCTGTTAATGTATTTTTTATATCAGAAGAAAATGAAAAAGCAATCAGAGATGGTTTTTATGAAATACCTGTTTTTGGAACTGACCCAGTCACAGATCAAAAAGTTCTTATCGAAACTAACAAAATTACTTTGGGGCCTGATGAAGATCCTCAGTTAGGTTTAGATAGCTTTGGTGATGTTGTAATTGGACCAGAAGAATTAGCAATAATAAGAGGTGGTTGGGATGATAGGAACGGTACTTATTATGAAGAGACCCCTAATAAAAATGCTATCAGTTCTTTAAACATATTCTTTAAAGGTACTATTCCAAATAACTTATATAATAAAACACAACAGGCTAAATTTAATAACTTAAAAAGAAATAGAGGTACTACAATAGCAACATCAAAAAATTCTAGAAGTACTAATACAGGTAGGTTAAAAGATAACCCAACGTTAAAAGCAATACAAGGAAATTAATATGAATAAATTTACAGAAAGACGTACTGGTATGCCAAGTGTATATAAAGCTACATATGAAGAGGGGTGGGAATTAAAAAACCTAGGTAATGATTATAATGAAAACTTAATGAGAAATTCTTTTTCTAATTATATGTTTAGAAATGAAAGACTTGGAATATTCTTAGATGAGTATTTAAAACCTATAATGACTTTCTGGATTAATAAAGTAAAGTATCTAAGAATATACTATAATTTTGGTGTACCTAAAGATTATCAAAAAATAAATTAAGATGGCTAATAATTGGCAATATTTAAACTTCTTTGATAAGAATGGAAAATACTTAAACCTTGATTATGATAAAGATCAAGATAAGTGGACGGGAAATGTTTATTTGCCTGAAGTTTCTATTGGTTTATTTGAAGTTGGACAATTATTTATTTTACAAGAATTTATTAATTCGAATACTAATACAAAACAATTTGGATTTCCACATGGTCTTGAGGTTGCTACTGGTACAACTGGATCAACTAATGGTATATGTAATTGGGTTGCTGAATGGGAAACATCAGATCCTACTGAGATATTCTTGTTTCAGTTTGATATGAATTTTGATACAGGTACTCAGACTTCGTTAGAGATAGAACCAGATGGACCACCTTTAAAAATAGTATCTGAAGTAGAGATACCGTTAGATAGCGATCCTAATTATATAGTTAGTCCTGAAGGATTTTTAATCACTGATCAAATTACATCAGAGGCATTACAAATTAATGTTGCAATAAGATCTGAAGTAGAAAATACGTTTAAGAGGACTTTATTTATTAAAGATGATTGTACTGGTAACATTATAGCTGAAATATTATTTTGGGGAGAAACTGTTGGTGAGGATGAAAGGTTAAAGGTTATGACTCAAAATATGGGGTATAATATTTTAGAATCAGATAGTAGTGTATTTAGAGATACTAATATTAAAGAAATTCTACCTAACTTTGAAGAAGTAAATTTAAAGAGAAAGGAGATCATGTTAGAAGGTTCTAATATTTACCCTTTCATAGGTTCTTACAAAGGATTAGTTAATGCAATTAAATTCTTTGGTTATGATAAATTAGATGTTAAAGAATTTTGGAGAAATGTTGATGCTAACTCTCCACAGTTCGGTAAATATATTATGAGTAATAGTATTGATATATTTAACCCAACGGTTCAATTAAATGACAAATCAATAACACTACCTAATAAAAGATTTAGAAAAACAAGTTTATTTAGTTTAGTTTATAGAATTAATAATATAGTACCTGATAAGTTTGATGAAGAGTCATTACCTATAACTGAAGAAAATTTTGATTTTACTATTGAAGAAATTTTAATAAAGTTATTTGGTTTAAAAAGAAAATTAGAAAGCGAATTTTTACCTCTTAATGCTAGGATTAAAGATATCACAGGTGAGGCTGACTTTTTTGGTTTATTAGAAGTAGTTAATACAATAAGTAGAAATGATAAGAGAGAAATTGTAGCAGGTATAGATACTAACTTTAAACTTTCTACCGATGATTGTATTTACATGGAAGATCTTAGATCATTTAGCCAATTTTGTTTAGCATCGGAGGCTATAGTTAACCAAGCTATAATAAATTATTGTAATGCATATATAGCACCACTTGCATCGGCTCAGAATATTGGTAGAAATTTAGTAGTTGGTCCTGTGTCAGGTTCTTATAATTATCCTCCGGCTCCAATTGGACCAGATCCTAATAGCCCTCTAGGTAATATACAAAATGGTAATGATTTTAAAGTTTCAGATTTAGCAGATGCGTTTTTAGCTTATTTTACTAGGTATGCGCCAAAATTAAATAAGGTTGGTGCGTGGCCTGATGGTGAGTCTTCGTATTATTTACCTGACAAGCCGGATATACCAGTTGGGGCAATGACTGTTTTAAAGAATGATTCATTTAAAAATATAACATGGGATAATGTAAACTCTACATGGAATCAATTAAACGATGCAAATACATTCTTTACATTTGACATTGATCCACAAGGAGTATTCGTAGGTGATGTATTTTCTGTTACTGATCCTGCTACAGGAACAGGCGCTAGTTACACTGCTGTAGTCGGTGATACTGATGTTGAGGTTAGGGATGCTCTCTATAACCAGTTAGCATTATTAAAGTCATCATTTACAGACCCTTGGTTATTTTGGGATATTAGTAAAGAAACTATTTCTACGGGTGAGGTGATTAGATTATTTGGGCAGAATGTCGATAGATTAAATGTTTCATGTCAATCTTCAGTAGGAAGTCAATTATTATTTAACCAATTACCAGGAGAAACTTTATTTACCTGGGATGGTATAGAAAGAGGTAATTTTGATGAAATAGAGTGGACCATATATAAAGATGCTACAGATGTTTCACCTTCTTACTACAAGAAAATAAGAGGTCCTATTGCACAGTATAATAATTTACCTATAATATTACCATACGTAGGAGTATATAGTGTAGAAATGAAGCTATATGACTTATACAATAATATATCGTCAAATGTTAAGACTGATTTTATTTGTGTAGAAAATAGAGAAGTTGAATACTCTGGTTGGTATCAAGCAAGGAAATTAAATTATACTTGGTCAAGCGAAGGATCTTACGATTGGAACAATTATGGATCTTTATGGAATTTACCTATTACCCCTGATGTAACATGGGATCAAGAGACTCCTAGCTTATATGCATCGTTAGATAGAGTAAATGCAATATTAAATAATTTTGGTTTAGGTACATCACCTGACTTTCAGTTATTAAATTTTCAAGATGATGGTAAAGCTAGTTTTTCTAGCCCATATAGGTGGGAGAATTTAACCACCGGTGGTTGGAATGACACTTATCATTTATGGTGGGATATGACTAGTACTACTGGTGATACACCTGCATTTTTTCAATTCCAAGAAGTTGTGCCTGAAACATATCTTAAAATAACTGATGTTAATGGTGAAACGGCCGAGCATTATTTTGACTTATCAATTAACACATTGGCTGATGCAGCTGCTAGTTTAAATATTAGTACCAATAGAATTATTAATAAGTATGTTTATAATGTAGTTTATGACGCAAGTAGTAATCAAAAATTTATACAAGCCGTCTGTAGATATTTTGGGGTACATGGTGATTGGGTATATCTTGATATCGTATATGCTAACGGTGATAGAGTATGTCCGAGTACTGGAGTAACAGGTTCACCTTTTTCGACAGGTTCAACTGGCTGCCCGAGTTTGATTTATAGAAAAGGGTTAAGCAAAGCAAGCAACCCTACATGGAATACAGCTAAGTTTGTAAACAACGGTAAAACATTACCTAAAATGACTTGGTTAATGTTTGTTTATGATAAATGCAAGATTCCAGGTAAAACTAATCCTAGGTGGATTATTAAGAATACAACTAACTCAAACATAGCTGATATATATTTTGAGAGTAAATACTTAACATATCTGTTTAAGGAATCTGGTAAATACGAGATTACCCTTGAACTTACAGATACGAATGGGAATAAATATAAAAAGGGAAGAAATATCCTAGTAATTAAATAAAGAAAAGAAATGGCAATTAGCGTAACAGAAATTCTCGGAACAGATTCATTATCCGGATCCAGGTTAGTATTGAATGATAATTTCAATATAGTGACCAGTGAAATTAATGCAATGGAGGTTTATTTTAACCCTACTGCAGGTACTATTACCAATCTTAATGATCTGAAGACAGAGTCACTAAGGGTTGGTTTATCTACTGTATTATTAGATATTAATGCATCTACGTTTGATGTATTAACTAATGTTAATATGACAGGTAATTTAAACTTAAATGGTGGAGGGTTATTTAGAAATGACATAGACCCACAAACATTAGATGATATTTTTGCAGGTGCAGTACCTTATAATATAGCAGTAGGTACAAGTACAGCTATACCACCATATACAACAGAGCGTGTTGGTAATAGTGATGTAGCAAACATTGTAACACTTTCACTAAATGATGGTGCAATTGGTCAGGAAATCTTTTTTGTATATTCACAAGCACAAACTGGTACAGTAAGAATTACTGGAGCAGTTACACCACTTGTATTAAGTGGGGGTAATACAAATATAGATTTAGCTGCACAGGGGCAGACTGTTCATTTACTATGTGTTGACGATGGAACCGGAAACGGAGTATGGTTTATTGTAGGGGGTGATGCATATACATTATCATAATAATTAAAAAGAAAAAGTAATACATGGCAACTACGCCTTTAATTAAAACACCGCAAGCTGATGGGGGTACATTTTATACCTTCTCTTCCTCTGCGAGAGATTTGTCTAAGACACTCAATAATGATGAGCTCAAACTGGTCTTTTCTAAGTTTGTGCTTTTAAATATTCCTGACTTTGATAAGCTAGACCCAAACACATTTAGTAATTACGAAAACTATATGCAGTTTGATACCATTGATGGTATGATTCTTAGTGGTGGATTAAAAGGTGATCCTAATGTTAATTTTACAGAAAGTCTTCAGAATTACGCGCTGAACTTAGAAGAATTAATTATTAGTGATGCTTCTTATGATAATACAATACAGAGATCTGTTGCCGAAAGAGTATTTTTTAAATGGATGAAAGAGACTGGTGCAATGCGATTTCGTGCTGCTACTAATCTTGAAAAAAATCCTGGAGTTTCAAGGCCTTTGTTTGTTGAAGAAGATGAGATTAAAACAGGAGCAAGGCAATATAGAAAGGTTGTACAATATGTAGGCGATATTGATATTGTTAATAATGTAGATAAAGCAGGTGAAGCTTATACAGAACTTTATATTAATGTACCAACTGAAGTAGGTGGAACACCAACTATTTTATTTGATTCTATATCTGATGCAAACTATCAACCAAGTTTAAGAATACAGGGTAAAGACGAATTTATCTTAGGGCGTAATGCTAGTACAATACAACCACAAGGATTAAGCATAAATGCATTTTATGATTATGATCAACCTTTGCTAGGTTTAAACTCAGGTGGGTATACGGATTCTAATGCAAATTGGATGAATGAACCTACGCCGCCAACATCATTAGATTCTTATTTTACCGAGCCTATAACATTCACATCACCAATCAGTGTTGATATACAAAAATATCCTAGTGATTATAATAATCCCGTTGGATTTAATGGCTCTGCTTATGTTAGGTCTCAGTTAGATGGTATTTCTGTAGATTTTACACCTAACGATTATGAGCAGATTATAACAGATCCAACAATTGCAACAATACCTCAATTTAATGGAACTGATTTAGCAAGTACATTTGAATTTAATGCGGTATTGGTTTATTACGATTTAGTAGACACTAGTAACACAGCAAATACTGTTACTAACCTTTACGGTATTTTATTAGTAGATAACATAACACCTACAACTGATGGTGGTTATATCCAAAGATACCCAAAATATAAACCTAATAAAGTTACAGGACAGAATGGAAACAGTTATGGATTTAAAATCAATTTACGATTTGATGCTTCACCAGGAACGGCCGGTATCGATACAATTGTCAATGACTATAATACATTTTCAATGCAGCTCTTCAGTGAAGCGACTGCACAACTTCAAGAATCAGCAAAAATATTTCAGACCCAACAATTAGAAATTTCTGAACTGGATCAAAAAGTACAGTCATTAGAAAATCAGATAACAAATGTTTCTGATGTTACTTCATTACAAGCACAACTTAACAGTATACAAAGACAATTGGATAATGCCAATCTTGCTTTTGCTAATGATACTGTTCTGCTTGATTTAATAGCTAAGAACTCTGATGAAATCCAAGGATTGGCAAATGGAAATGTTCCTATTACATTACAATATAACACTAATGTAATTAGACAAGGCACAGGAATAAATGTAGATACCAATACACCAAACCTTATAACCATTTCATTAGCAAACCAAGAATATAATTTGATGGTTCCCTTTGACAAAGATCAATTAGAAATTACTACATCTAATCCTCTTAATTTAAACCAAGCGACACCGCAAGTATTTTCAGACCTTAGGATTTATACAAATATGCTAAGATTAGATACTGTTAATGAAGCAGGTGGAGATTTAAATGTTTATATAGATGATACTGACATACAATGGTCAACGGGACAAACTTTAAGATTGGTATTTAATAATAATCTAAATATAGGTTCAAGAAATATCAGAGTTTGGACAGATGCACAAAGTAGATTAAATACTGGTTCATTTGGAGTTTCTATGGGTGTTATAACAAATATAGATATATCACAAAAACCTATCATAGAATTTATATGCACAGAACAAGGCATCTTAAATTTTGTGTATGACGTAATTAAATAAATAATAAAAGAAAGCATAACTAATGGCTGAAAATAATTCAATATCAACACTTTTACCTGAGCTTCTAAGGTTATTTAATAATTCTTTAGAGAGTTTTGAAAAGGTTAATCAGGCCATAACTTCAAGTAATGAATCTGTTACAATTAATATTCAAAATGATAACGGTACAAATTCTAGAGTTACTATTCCAAGTTTTGGCTTTCTTAAAAATTCAATAGATAGATTAGATAATAATCTTAATACAATTACAAATGTAAATGGATCAAATAGTTCTATAAGGTTATCTGATGGTACATTTAGAAAGTTAGTATTGGCACAGTTACCTGTTGAGGCTAGTGATTTATCTAGCATTAATACAGTAGAGAGATTTAATGTAAAGCCTAATTGGTTTTTTGAAGAATTAATAAATCCTCTATTATATGTATCTTTTGATTTAACTGGCCAAGTACCTATTGATACTGAAAGAGCAATCATAAGAAGATACATACTTAATACTAACACGCAATCTAAGATTAATTATTTTAATAGTAATTATGAAGGGCGATCAGATATAAATTACACTACTTTTTTACAACAAATCGTAGAAAGAAATATATCATATGTATTAGATGAAGCAGTTGTTGATTTACCGCCTAGGTCCAAAAGATATACTGGTAATTTTAGTGTACTTAGAATATCGGATGCTACTGTTACGGAAGAAGTAAATGGTGTTACTGTAGTATCACAAAAAAAGCAATATAAATTAAATAAGATTTTTTATACTGACTCTGAGGCAAATTTTGGTGATACTATTCAGCTAGCAGTTGGTGATAGTCTTGAAGTAATTAGCGATCCTATTAGTACAAGATATAAAGTTACTAAATTAGATTCTAGCACAAATACAGTTATCTTAGAATTAGTTGAAGGATCTGATCCTGTTTTAATTGGTTCTGATATGCTAAAAATCGCATCATCAGTAGAAGACAATGTACAAGTAGATGTTACTGTAGGATTTAATGAAAGATGTGTTACTTTTGTAAAACCAATAGATCCTAATTCTAAAATACCTTCAGTAAATTGGTCACCAGGTAGTTCGTTTTATACAAATACACTTACTACTATTAATGCAGCCGGCTCTAGTCAAACATTAGCAGAATATTATCAGCAGAGTGCAATTGATTTTGGATCAATGTTACTTTCTTTTGCGGATGATAAAATCCCAACAACAAGAGAAGGAATTAAGCCTAATTCACCTACAATAAATACTGAAGATTTTGGTGTTAAATTAATTAATGCACAAGTAAGCGATTCACCTGCTATAATTGAACTTACTGATTTAAATAATCAAAAGAATACTATTGAGTCTACCTTAAAGGAACTCGATGTGGCGATTCAGCAAAGTAGAACTAAAATACAAACCACTAATTATTCTACTGAAGTAGAAAGAGATGCTGACAAGAATGCATTACAAGGTTTAATTACAGAAAGATCTTCTCAGGCTGAATTATACTCATCTGTTGTAAAAGAGATAGATGCAAAAGCGAAAGATAATTCTGTATCAAGCATTGCACCTAAATATAGAGTAAGAGGTTTTTGGTCAATGCCATTAGAAAAATCTACCCCAGCAACAGGGCCACAGTCTATTGTTAAATTTAAAATAAGATATCGTTATTTATCTAATGACGGTGTGGCAAATCCTGTTAATCAATTTGAATTTCAAGACGGTTCAGGTACATCACAAGGCGCGTTTTCAAATTATTCAATAATAGAAAGTACACTAAGACCTAGGGTTAAAAATTCTTTAACTGGTGTTTATCAATGGGTACCTATTGACTCCGATAATGCAGAGTCAGTAAATATTAATCAACTAGATATACCTATAAGAAAAGGTGAACAGGTTGAAGTACAAGTTAAATCTATAAGTGAGGCTGGATGGCCATCTAACCCATTAGAGAGTGATTGGTCAATCGCTGCTATAATTCCATTTCCTGCAGATCTTAGCTCTGATAATGCTACTGAAGCAATCATAAACCAAAATCAACAAGACTTAGCAAAAGTTTCTTTAGAACAAGATTTAAATGAACTGGGTATACAAGAACATTTAAGTAGTTCATTTACTGCTAATGAAACATATTATGCACATTCATCTCCGGTTATTGCATCTGGGTTTTTATCTGAGAATCAGACGCCTATTGATTTATTTACTAAGTTAACGGAAATGCAAAATCAGTTAGATTTGTTTTCTGAGATTTTACAATCTGCACAAGGTGAATTACAAACTACTTTGGTAGATGATCAAGGTAATGTTACAAATCTTAATAGAAATGCAACAACAAGTATTTTTGCTGGATTTTATTCACAAGAGGTCGCTAACTTAGATGATCCTAGAGGTGCAATTATATCAAAAACTTTCTTTATTAATATTGCAAACACTGCACAAACTGGACTAAGATTAATAGCTAGGATTGCAGGTAATAGAACTAGAATGGTTAAGCAATCTGAAAATCCGCCAATAAGCCCATATCTCACTAATGCAGATGTTACTAATGGCGCTACCATTTTGCCTGCAACATATTCATGGCTAGATAATAGTTCAATAAACCAAAGCTCAGGTATTAATACATACACGGCTGATGATGCTGATTATAATACAATTAGAAAATATGATTTAACCCCAATCTTATTAACTAACCCGGCTACGAGTAATTCATGGAGATTTGGGCAGGATGTTTCTATTGCACCATATCAATCAGCACAAAATAAAAACCAATTCTTATATAGTAGATTTAGTGATGTTTCATCAGAAGATAACTTTTATAGTTATAGAAACCCTGATGGTGACTTTATTGTAAACCTAGACCAAGCAGAAAATTTTTATGGTAGAAATGCATCTTCAAATACAGCTTTAGCAACTGACTTTTTCTGGGGAGGTGGATTTGATGCAACAGGAGCACCTTTTACTACTAGCGGTTATGTAGCAGGTAATGATGATGTAATTGATGTACATACTGAACACCCATATGTTAAAAGTTATGCTGCATTTAGATCAAATTATATTTTACAAACAGGTGATACCTTAGGTGGTGTTAATGCAACTTTACCGGAAGTGCAGGTAGGTGCTATTGATTGTACTAGTGCATCTGCAACATCTGGTGCAGGAACCGCTAATGTTTTATTTAGACAATCAAAGTTTATACCTTTGCAATCAGATGAAAGCTATGGTAAACAACAATCAATATATTTAAATGAAAATGCAGTAGATCTTATTGCATTAGGTTTAACTGAACCTGTTACTTTTAATGATGCTAATAATACATCACTAGCCGCTAGCCCATCATTAGTAGCCGTACCTAATTTATCTAATGCTACATTAAATCCAGATCTTACTAATGGTGGTGATGGGTATGAAAGAAATGTAAAAACTGCATTTGATAGTTTTGACCAATATTTATTAGGTAAGCAATCATGTGGTTCTTATTTATTTGTATCGACCGATACCCATCAAAATATTCAAGTAGATGGAGACTCGGTTCAATCTGAAGAGGTTGTACAATTTGGTCAGCAAAATTCTATTAATATACCTTTAGTATTTCAGTATAGAATGACAGACTATTTTGGTACAGGAGCTGGTTCATCTGGAGGTATAGGTAATATTGCAGGTGATTCTACTGGAGCTACTGTAAACGTAACATACACCAAGAAGCTTGGTTTCGATTTATACCCTAATAATCAAAGTGTATTCCAGTATGACATTGAGGTTTTTGCTAAATACAGATCGGATAATTTAAATATAGATGTATTCCCATCGCAGACAGTAACTAAAGGATTAAACGATTTAGAAAAAGTAGTAGCAGGATTAAACCCTTCAGTAAATCAAACAAGAGTTTCTAGGATACAACTTGCTAATGTTAACGGTGGTGCTGGACCAATAGGTTAATAACATTCTTAATTTATTTTATCTTTATCTTTGGTGAATAAATAAAAAAAGAGAAAGATAAATGGCTGAAAAACTTTTAGACAAGGCTTCTTATGGTATAATTAGAACAAATCCTAAATTAACAGGTAATGTTAAGATAGTTAGTAATGGTGATAACATATACTTAGAATCTTTTAGTGCAAATACTCAGCTAGCTTCATCTACATTTAAAGCGTTTAAAGTAAGTGGTGATGATACTTATGATAGAGATGTTTTTAAATTTTTTCAAGGTGGTAAATTTCCAAAAGACTTAGCATATGAAGTATTTCAAGAATTTCAAGATATATCAGTTCTTTCACAATACCAAAACCAGTATGAAATGTTTTATTCTGCTGGTACAAGGTCAGTTGCCTCAGAAGCATATTCTGAAAACTTAGGGATGTTATCACCGCTTTGGTTAAATGAACAGATTCCTAATAATTTTGTAATATTTAGAATAGACAACCCAGCAGCGGTAAACAATATAAATGAATCTTTAGAAAATACTAATTATTTAGACGCACAAACATCTACTGCATTTACAAAAAATGTTCTTGAGAATTGCACTGCAATCAAAACATTTGATTTAAGCAGTAATAGTTTATTGGGTTCCTATATAAGAAACTACAGAAACCAAGAATCTTTTCCAGAAACACCTTTAAATATTTCATGGAGAAATGACGAACCTTTACAGTGGGCAGGTATTAATTATGCAAAGGGCGGATTTACAGCAAATGGTAGTTTTGCATATAATGATTTAATAACAAAGGATGCTACAATAATACAAAATGAGTCCTTCTTTACTGAAGGATTTCAGAGAAACGGTGTACTATTGGCTAACTTAGTAAATTTAGAATTTTTGTTTTCTGATGCAGATGCTCCTGATTATTCTATTAATCGCTATTTTGGTTTATATGTAAACGAAATAGAAGAAGGGTTGTTTGATATATCAGGTGAAGGTTTTTATAAAAATACAGAAAAAACTCAGTTACCTAAAATTAAAACAATAACTGAAGTATCCGAGCAACTTAATACACCGTTTGAAATGACAAACACTAACGGTATGCTTATTTATTTAGATCCTGCCAAAACTACAACTATTACAGGGTTACCTACACCACAGAGGGTGAATGAAGTAGAATCAATATTTTATATTAAGGATAAGAATAATAGTTTCCATACAGTTAAAAAAGGCTCGTTATGGGGTAATAACGAAATAAGAATTTTTGACACTAAAATTGACATTTCAGTTCTTGCTGGATTTAAATACCCTGATACCTATGCTAATGCACAAATCTTACCACAGCAGGGTAAAGCCACATGTAAGTTTGATATATTAGATGAATTAACTGATGGGTTTAGAATTACCTTTTATGATGGTATTAATGAAGTAGGCCAAATAGGTGCTAGTTCAATAGAGGTACCTGAACCAGGCAAGAGTAAGTTTCAATTTTTTAATCCTAACGGTACACCCGAAGAAATTGCTAAAGCTATTACATCTGCTATCAATATTGGTATACCTCTAGAATCTAGATTTTTTGAAGCTTCTTATAACAACGGTACTGTTTTTGTTCAATCAAGATTTGCTGGAGATAGATTTAATAGACTAAGCTTTAAGATGGATTTTGTAGATTATCCATTAATGGTAAACTCAATTTTAACATATCCTTTATCGTCAGTAGCAGAAGACACTAAAAACTTTGTAGGAGGAAATGATGTAAAAGGATCTTTACTTAAAGTTACAAACGGTGATCAGAATAGATTCATAAAAGGTAATTGGATACAATCTAAAGATGGGTTTGCTCAAATTGGTGATTGGGTACCTTATCTGGATAATCCTATAAGAAACAAAGTTGGTAAAATTATAGGCTATGAAGGTGTAGACGAAAATGTAATAATAACACTTAATGACGATCAAATAAATATTACCCGCAGTGGTCAGGTTGCACTATATTCTGATTATAGATCATCGTTCGGTAGATTTTCAATATTTCCTATTAAAGATTTTGATTATGATTTTTATAGTACTATGTATAGTAAATTAGGTGAACTTAATTTCGAGTTTATGAATTATAATCAAACAAGTGATGATGGTGTTTATACTAACGTTAGTGCTAACCCGGAAATTAGAGCATTTTATGATGATGGTGGTTTTGCTAGGTTAATAGGATTGTTAAAAGACGCATCACCTGACGAAACTTTTGATACTGTTATAAAATCCGAATACGATAGGCTTGAGGAAAATTACCTAATACAACAAGCAACAGCTTCTAGGATCATTCCTTACATAAATAAATGGTCTTGGGTAAATGATGGTAAAAATGTTAGAAATTTACCGTATAGCTTGAATGTCAATGAGGCATTTGGCCAAAATAATTTTGCACCATCTAAATGGGAAGTAGGCCAAATAGCACAAGGGTTTACTCATGAGTGGTATTACTTATGTGAATTTCCTGAATATTTTGGTAATGAAGCAATTAAGAGCTCTTGGAGTTATATTGATTATGCACCATCTGATACTATTGAAGCTAATCCTATAACAGGAGCTGTTTATACACCAGGTACTTTTCAAAAAGTTAATAAAGATTATTTTAATGATTATTTTATTATTGATAAATTTGTTACGGGTGGAGTTATTAATTTAATAGATAGACAACTTAGATATGGTAGATTTAGCGGTGGGGATGAAAAGAATTTTTCAGAAGCCTTTTTAAGAGGTGTTAGAGTTATAGCAAAATCAAAAGCTAATCCTAAAGATAAACCTAACTTTAATGCTAGGTCATTAAAATATCTCACTGATGGTAGTTTTAATGATTATAGATTTTCTGTAATGCTTATACCTAACGCACCAGATAAACCTACTACACAAATAAAATTTGTAAAAAATGAAAAGTGGAAGACTGTTGTAATGATGATCTTTTTAACTTTAGATAATGCATGTTTTAATAACGGTGAACAAATTATTGATAGAACTGCGTTATATTCTTTAAGAAATGAATATGTAACACAAAGCACACCTCCGCTAACTAATGAATGTAAACCTGAAATAGATGCAGTAACAAATGAATATATTTATACAAAGGGTTTTTTAAATGGGGCCATTGCTTTAAATGCTGCGCAGTTTGAACCTAGTATTAATGCATATCTTATAAAAGGTATTCCTGATATAAATGGTAATGCTACTAGATTTTTAACTGACATTAGGAGAGGTAGCGATGGTTTATTTAACACGATACAATTTACAATAGGAGTAGACCAATTTCAAATAAGTGATATAGTAAGAGTAGTATCTAACACTGAATTTTATGCATCTACTCTAACAAAAAATGGCGTGCAGTATTTCCCTGGTGGTGGTATACCAACAACATCATCTTTAGTACAAACTTCATATACTACTCTTGGTGGTGGGTTTGATGCTTATTCTACTAGATTAACCGATGTTGGTTCTGCTACACTTTTTAATAATGTTAATTTAGGAGATCCATCTATAATTTATGAAACTATTGATAAAGACGGTAATCGTATATTGGATTCTGATGGAAACATTGCACAAACGTTTGCTATTGAATTAAGGTCACAAGAGGATATTTTAAAATCTGTTTATATTGGGGCATTACCTGATCCTGCTAAACCTACTGTATTTAACTTAACGGATATTATTGGTTATGGTCTTTCGCTACAAACAAAACCTAGGATAACCCCAATAGGAAGGCATGCAGGTTATTATCAACCAACTGCGCTAGATATTTTATATTTTAGAGACCCTTATCTTAATGTTGATTTTAGTCCACCTATACCAGAAGATGCTATATATAAAGAGAAAGTATTAGAACTATGTAGATATACAAACACTCAATTTAATTCTAGTGATGTTAGTAACTTTGGGCAAATAAAGAATTTATTTTATCATAAAGTTAATGAAGAAGATCCGTCTACTGTATTAGAGCTTTCTATTGACAGTGCATTCTTAAGTTTATACCCTTTAATTAATGAAGTAGGAATTGCTAACAGAAACTTTTACGCATTTGCGTCGAACTGGGAGCCGTCTTACTTTAGGAAGAGTATAGATAAATCTCAAGTAGAATCTGTTATTGGTACCAGAGCAATGACAGAAAAGAAATCATTTTTTGGTTCTAAATATTTAAAAGTACCTGAGCAAATTGAGTTAGAAACATTTGAATACTCACCATTCGTAAAAGGTGCTATAAACCAGCCTTCATTAATAGAAGGTACATTTATGACTAGTGAAAATGATACATCAATTAAATTTTTTAATTTTATACAGAAAAGATTAATTGAATTTTTATTTAACCCTATTAAAGAACAGTTTGTAAAATACATAAAGCCTGAATTTAGTTTCGGTAATTTAGATACTATTGACGATGATGTAATAAGATATATTACTCAAAATATACTACAATTATATAAAGTAGGTAATATAGATTTTTATGTAAAAAGCACAAGGGATAACAGCCCTATTGATTATTCTACTGCATCATTAACAAACGTAGAAAAGTCCGCTGCTGGATTAAGTATAAACACAGCGGTTGGGTCAAGATTAATAAATAATAATCCATTTGATCTTAGCCTAATATATAACAAAAGGACAGGTTTTACTGAATCGTTTGGATTTAGTGTTACTATAGTTAAAAAATAAGAATACGATGGCAATTACCATACAAGAAATATTAGCCTCAGATACTATTTCTCAATTCGTTGATAAAGTAAATTTTAATTTTGATCAACTTATTTTAAATGGAGGAGGGGCACCTGGTCCATTTGGGCCACAAGGTTTACCTGGTCCTATTGGTGGGCGTGGTGAAAGAGGAACTGAATGGTATCAAGACCTTACAGTTAGCCCAGGAACTGATCCTAATACGATTATTGTTTCACCTAATTTATTAGATAATGATTTTTACTTACAAGCCAATGGTCAAGTATGGGAATATGATGGCGTTAATTGGGGCATTACAAATACTAACTTAACTGGTCCACAAGGACCTGCTGGTGTATCCATTGGATGGGATTCATTTGGTAATAATCCACTAGGTACTTATGTACAAGCATATCAAAATGCTTTGTACCCTGCAATAATTGGTGGTACATCAGGTGCTACATCAGGAAATGGTGGATTATCATCGGTAGTAATAGGTGCTATTTCACCGACCGATATTGCTTTTGGTCAAGCTGGGTTTAATGCCAAGTTTAATTTAAGTACTGATATGGCTGGTAATGTTGATACTACGGTAATGTCAATGTTAGTACATCAACAAGATAGTGGTGTAAGCGCAATCAAGTTCATGGGTGGTGAAACTGGTATAGGTGACAACTTTGAACAAGACGATCCAACTTTATTAGCAGGAATTCAATTAGCGCCAGATGATTCATTACTTCTAACTACAAGAAAAACTGCTACTGCTCCAGGAAGTATTACTGACACTTACGGTATAAAATTAAACGCATCAGAACGAGGATTAAATCTGAGAGCTGGTTTGTCGATTGATTTAACAACAGGTGTTAAAGGTGGTGGTACTAGTATCGGTGGTGGAATTGAAACATCGGATTTAAATATTGAATTGAACACAATGGCAGGTGGTAACGGTGCTAAATTAAATTTTGTTAGTATTGGGGCAGGTGCTGCTAATCGAATACAGAGTGGTGGTAATATTTTGTTACCAGGTGCGATTTCAGGAATTTATGATGGTATTACTTTAATAGAGTCGAGTATAATCCAAGTCGATGCAACTGAATTTATATTATTACGATCTAATCTAAATGCAACAATTAAGAGTGAGGGTGCATTAATTAGATTAATAGGCGATGACGGCGCATATCTTAATGGTGGTGGTGCCGGAGGGGTAGTAATTGGAAATGATTATGATGGTGTAAATACAACCGGCGCATTAATTTCTACGCTAACTAATGATCAATTAGGTGTAACAATAGCAGCAGGTTATGGAGCTGTATATAATCCATTGTCTACATACCAAACCGCAAAGGCTATTAACTTGGTTACCGATAGTAGTAGTGGTATGGGCGCAGGTAATATAAATCTTAATGCATTAAATCCTGGCTTAGGAGGTGGTATTGATATAGATTCTGGTGCAAATGGATCTGGGTACTTATCTCTTCGTAGCAAAGGACAAGATTTATCATTATCAACAGGACCTGATTCTGGAGGACTTGGTGGTAATATTAAAATATCAGTAGATACAGGAACTGCAGTAGAACCAACCCCAGTTATAACTATAGCTTCTACTAGCTCTAGTGGTCTAGTACCTAAAACAGCATACTTTGGCTATCCTAGCTATATAAGCAATAATTTTGATAAACCTGCTATAGTAATTAGTGCATCTGATGGGCCTACGGGTGGTAGTGGTTCTAATAATCCTACAATAAGATTAGGTCTTTTAGGTGCTGAAGTAGGCACAGGTTCTGACCCATGGAAGCGATTCCCAGGTGGTGCAATGATAAAAGGTCCTTATGCGCCGGTTTCTACCGTCGGTCCTGCAATAAACATTGAACAAGAACCTGAGAGTGTATTACATATAAATGGTGGTACTACTGCAAGCGGTGCTTATGCTGGAGGAGTATGGATATACTCACCAGACAACGCATCTGCCACGATGCCAAATCTCCCATTCCCGAACATAGCTCCTATGAAGTCATCTGTAAGAATATGGGGTACTGCTGATACAGTAAGCACTAGAATTAGTAACGCAGGAGAGACTAGTAGTGGTGTAACTATTGGTTTAAACCAAGACGAATTTGGTGCATCTGCTAACAAAGGTGGAAATAATGTAAGCGGTACAACTCATTTATATGGTATTGGTTATAATAGAGGAAACTTTAATTCGACAGGAGGTACTGGAAGCGCACTCGTTGCAGGGCTTACTCTTAACCAAGGCTTAACTCTAACAAAGACTTCAGCTTTCCAGAACTGGCCGCAAAGCCCGGTACCTGACGGTCCTTATGGTGGTGTTAATGTAGGAGATCAATATAGACATAGACAAACGTTTAAGGTTTGGGGTGATTATGTAGGAGATCATTATATCTCCAAGTTTGGTGGTGCATATAGCGGCCCTACTATCCAAGAACAGACATTTATGAGTGGCTCACAGGGGTGGTCAAGTACTGTTGACTTATACCAAAATGCAGATATTCAACCTAGTGTAGCTGCATGGACTACCGCTGGTCTAACGCCTAAGATTCCAGTTGGCTTTCAATATAGATATCAATGGATGAGGGTTGGTAGAGTTGTAACAGGTAGTGGTTTGATTAGATTTATAACTAATCGATCACCTTTAGCACCGAACGGTGAATCAAGTACTTCAAATACATCTATAGATCTTTATCCTTATTGGAGTTCTCTTTTTAGTACAAGTGATTATAGTTCATTAAGTGGATCCACTAGCCCAGCTGGATTGGATTTACCTATCGCAAATGTATTCATAGGACCGATACCTCTTCCTATGCAAGTAAGTGGTGCAGGTAATTCTACGGATAGCAGCCTAGTAACAGGTACTCTGTATGGAGCTGTAAGTAACGTTAATATATCAGGTATTGCTACCGGTCTCATCAATAGTGATGGCCATGGTGGTCCACGAGGTGGTGGTCAAGCTATTAAAAATGCAATTAACCAATCAGGTGGTGGTTTCAGTACTAATGGTACAGGAACTAGTTACGGTAAATTACCTTGGATGGCTACAAATATTACTGTCGGTAGCACAGTTCCAGTCGCGCAAACATCAGGTGAAGTACAGGGTGGATCTCAAACTGACCCAGCAGCAGCACATGATACTAATGGAAGTGGTACTCATATGTGGATTAACCTTCATTCAAACCCAGCTAATACTAGACTAGTAGTTGATACTGATGGTAATAATGGAACAGCATTAGGCCCAATTAACAATAATGCACCATCAGCCCCTGAAGGAAGTAGAAATGCCATATATCAATCTTATCATAGATTTACGTTTACATATGAAATAGCTAACCCTTAATATTAATTAAAAATGACAAAGAAAGAAACTAAAGAATTAATAAATTTTGTAGATAGATATAAGGAAATAGAAACTTCGATCGATCTAATGCAAAAAAGTATCCAAAGTCTAGCAGAGAAAAGAGATAATCTTTTTGATGAATTAGAGGACATGAAAACTAATGAAAAAAAGTTTATGGATAAATTAATAAAGAAATATGGAGAGAGTGAAGTTACTCCTTATAAATTATTACAAGTATACGAAAACAGCATATGATAATATTAAGAAATATATTAGCTATAATAACTGACCCTAAAAATACAAGGATGTTTTTATTAGGTGGTATTGTAGTGTTATGTATTTTGCTGTTAAGACAGTGCCAAGCTACTGATGATGCAAAGAATGAAGTTTACCGAGTTGAAAATAATTGGAAAGCATCACTAGACACAATTGAAAATTATATTGATGCTAACGGTAATGCGGTAGCTGAGATAATGGCTTTAAATTTATCGATAGAAGAAATTGAAAATGAATTAGAATTTGAAAAAGGAAAACCGCCAATAACTATAATTAAAACCGAGACTGTTATTAAAGAGGTTATTGTAGAAGTACCTGTGTTTATACTCGATACTGTTATAAATACGGTGATTGGTGATTTTAATTCAGCTTTAACATTTTCAGATAAAAAAGAATGGGGTAAAAGTTCTAGAACGATTGATGCTATAATACCTTATGAAACTTCCGATAGTCTTATATCGTTTGGTAATGCTAGTATAGGACTAGAACAAAATATATTTTTAACTGCATCATTAATTAAAGATACTAAATCAAAAGAATTATTTGTAAATCTTTTAACCGATTATCCTGGAACTACATTTAATAGTGCTGAAGGAATATTAATTGACCAAAAGAGTAAAGCGTTTAAAAGTTTACAATATGAAAATAGAAAAACATTAGGCTTAGGTTTACAGTTAGGTGTTGGTTTAAGCGGTGAGCAGATAAGCCCATATGTAGGCATTGGTTTAAATTATACACCAAAGTTTTTACAATGGTAAATAAATAAAAGGAATGGAATCATCTAAATTTATACAATTATCCGACGGTATTTTATTAGAGTACATATACACTAGTCAAACTAACCCAACGGAACTTAATACATCCATTTATCCTATAGAGATAATGAGAGATGGTCATACTGATGGTAGCTATCTTTTTAATACTGATAGTGTATCTGCAGAGATGGGTAACTATCGTGACATTTCAGCAGCAGCGATTAATAAAAATAAAACACAATATGCATATTTAGATACTGATATTGGTGTACCTTATAATGACTTTGATCCTGAGTTAACTGATAGTGCAAATTTACTACAGACATTTAACCCACAGCAAAATATAGCATATGATAAAATAAGAGTACATTTTGTTGCAGGGTTTACTTTTACAGGCTATGACGGAATAATATTTGAAACGCTAGTTCCTAGAAGAGATGGTACTTTACTTAATTTATCTTCTATAAATTTCTTAAAGACTGATACGCCTGTATTTAATCCAGATCCAGTTTTAATTAATGATAATCTTTATGCTACATACATAGAATGGAGAATACCTTCATTATTCTTTATGAATAACAGTTTCAGTAATACTGTACCTAACGGTTTAGGATATCGTTTAACTGAAGGGCAAGGATTTCTTAGTACACCTACCATTACATTTAAAGCTACTGGTATTTATGAAACGGTTGTTGATAACGGTTATAACTATTATAATGTAGAGGAAATAAATGCAGTAAGTTTACCTAGTAGAGATATTTATGATAATCTATATGCAAGTGTTGTAGAGGCAGATGGTGGAGATTATTTTGAATTATCTGGTGAAGTAACAGGTTCTACTTTTTCTAATTTTATTGCTCAGTTAAATTCATCAGGTGGTGACTATGTAGTATTTCATGAAATTAATGTAAGTGAACAAATAAATACTTCATTTGTTAAAACTAGTACTCAGGTATTTACACAAACTACTAATTTTGATAATCCTATTTTATTTAGGCCTATTATTTTAAACAGTGCTATTGCTACATCTTTTTCAATTAATTACTTATTAAGATTATACAATAGAGCAGATAATACACAGATTTTAAAATCAGCAAAACTAACTTCGTTTGATGTTAAAAAATATGGTAGACGATTAATGAAAATTAATTTAGGTGTAGTTCCTACTGTTGCTAATGTATATAACCAATTGGCTAATGATGATGGTTCAAATATTATTGTTAATAATGGAGGTGTTGGAAATAACCCAGGACAGACATCTACTGAAATAGTTGAACAATTAGTTATAAAAAATAAGTATGTTACTACTTTTAGAGATAGGATAAACGTAAAGGCTGCAATTTCACCAGCTAAAATACAAACAATAACAGATACAGAAGATGGCAGTACAAACTAACGAGACAGTTACAGCTAACCAAGCTGAATACTTTAAAAGATTTACATCTCTTAATCCTACAGCAGAACCGTTACCACAAGGCGATGGGCAAATAAGAATTTCACCATTTGATGATTATGTAATTTTTACAATATTTGATGAGACTGGTGAAAATGGTGACTTAGCAGATTCCCCGATTGATTTGAGTAATGTTGGTACTCTTACTTTGGTTTTTGTTGGTGAAAACGATGAAATACGAATTCCTAATTGGACACAAGTTGAAAATGTAGACTTGGCGCAAGGTCAAGTTTTATTTAGAATAGACAAAGAAAATTCAAAAAAGATATTATCATTAGATAATAAAAACTTTTACATATCGACTAGAATGGAAGATGAATTTGGTATTAGTGATGAAAGTGTTTTATACACTGGTACGTTTTTAGGTTTAACTGATGCAGCACAAGAAAGACTAACAACAAAAATGAATGCACAATCATTACTGTATTCTGAAGAGCTATCTAGATTACAGAGTGAAATAGATGAATTGAACACTACATTAGGGCAAAGAGATCAAACAATATCAGAAATGCTAGCAACATTAAATCTATTAGAGCAATCAAATATTTCATTAAGTGATGAAAACGCTTTACTATATGAACAACTAGGCCAAGCACAGTCAGATATAATAGCAGCAGAGGCAGCAGCTGCGCAATCATCAGTAACCTCTATTAAATCTCGAATAATACAACAAGCAGGTATAGATGAAATAGTGAACAACGCTGCTTCTAATATTAATGATACTTCTTATTGGGAAAACGCATCTGCTTTGAATGAAGAGTTCAATACAGCAAGTAATCCTGTCACCAGCGATGGTTTACAGGGAACACAGGGAACAACAGGAGGGTCGGGCGTTTTCGACGTTGGCGATCTTCTCTTTTAAGTTTCTTAGAAGATCTCGTATAAAAATAAAATAATATGTTACTAAGCGCAAGAAATAATCAGTTTAAATTTGAATTCCCTAGAAATTTTATTCCAAAGGAAATTGCAGATAAGTATAAATCATATTTAAATCGCATGCCAGGTTCAATGATTAAAGAACCTATAGACTTTTTTAATTACGGTATACAAGCAATGAATTTACCAGGACCTAGCTTTGACCCAGTATCGCAAAATGACTTTCCAGGTAATACCAGAAAATTTAGAACTAGTTTACCTAAACAAGAACTTTTTGATAAATCGCTAACCGTTACAATGCAAGCCTTTGATGGTTGGATTAATTATTGGATGGCTGTTGATGTTTTTGATTATTATTATAAGCAGAGCGGTAAAACTCCATTTGTACCTGAAGGTGTTGGTTTACAGATGATTGATGGTGAAGGGCAAATATTTGTAACTGTTCAATTAAAAGATATGATAATGACCGGTGTTAGTGCGTTAGATTTAAACTTCTCAAGTAACACAATTGAATTTCAAACATTTGATATTGAATTTAGCTACAACGTTTTAGAAACTATAGTTAACTTAACTTAATATATAAACAAATAGAAAAGCAATGAAAACATTTAAAGACTATCTTACAGAATCAACAGATGATTCAGTTAATATACAAAATTTACTAAATGAATCTCACGATTTAACTGAGGAGCAAGAAACTGCTATAGATAACGCAGTAGACAGAATTATGGAAGAACATAATAACGGAAAAGATTTAGAAGTTATTATGGAAGAAATAATTAATGAAGGTATATTAGGATCTGTTTTAGGTGGTCTTACTGGTTTTGCTTTAGGTAAAACAGTAGGAAAGGCCATTGCAAAGGTACTCGGTATTCAAAAAGGAGCCTTGTACGATTTATTAACTAGTCGATTAATTGGTGCTGCATTAGGCGCAGTATTAGGTAAACGCATTTAATTCAATATAATTGATTTACTCAGGTATAGATTTTTCTCTTAATAGTCCAGGTGCATGTACACAGGACCATAAAGGCAAATACACATTTATTACATTCTTTAATTATGGTAATAGGGTGTGGGATGAAAAGGGTAGAAAAATACCTAAATCATTCTCGGTTCATAAAGAATTAATGGATAATAAAACAATATTAGGATTCCCTTATTATAGACAAGTTAAAGATAAAGACTTTTTACTTAGGGAACGAGAAAAACTCACAGATGGCCAAAACATAGCCGACTTAATTTCAAATATTTTAATAACATTATATGGCACAGAAGATCATAGAGTTGCTTTAGAAGGATTCTCTTATGGATCAAAAGGTAATTCTTTTATTGACATAGTTCAATATAATACCTTTTTAAGAAACGAAATTGTAAACTCTTGGGGTGTAGAAAATATTTCAATTTATCAACCATCACATGTTAAAAAATTAGCAGGTAAAGGTAATGCAAATAAACATTACATGGTAAAGGCATTTCAAGACGATGTTTTTAATGATAGTGATTTAAGGAAAACTAAATTGTGGAAATGGACTCAAGGTAAAGACTTTACAGAAAAGATCCCTAAACCAATAGATGACCTTGTAGATGCGTACTTTATATTAAACGCGAATAAGAAAAAGGAAAGTGAACAGTAAAATACTTTATACCTTAAAACCACAATATACTTAAATGCTAGTAATTAGATACTTCTCTTTCTTTAATTAGGTATATTTTATATATAGAGTTTAGAATTTAGTTTCAGAAAATTATGATAAAGGCAATAAAAAATAGAATATTTCTTAAAAAAGATGAACAACCAGAAAAAATTGGGAGCATCTATGTACCAAAATCTGAAGGCCAGTATGCACCACCATATTCAGGTGTTATATTATCTGTTGGTGAAGATATAGAAGATTCGGATTATAAAATAGGAATGACGGTATTATTTCATGACTTAGCAGGTACTGAATTTACTTACAACGGTGAAAAGATATTTAGTATTAGAGATTCCGATGTAACTGCTATTATAGAATAATTTTTTTCTGTTTAGTGTGAAACTAAATAGAGATATGAATATATAAATAACAAAGGAACTGATTATTCAGTGACTTATAAACAGGCATATAACAAGGCAAAGTATATTGGCAATTCCCGGGCAAGTTAAATAGGCAGCGCTGCGTTATATCCATTAATTAATAACAAAGTAAAATAAAAAGGCAATTAAAATGGCAAATGAATTCGACATTTTCAGTGTAAGCGTCAAGGACCTTGACACTGGAGACAGACCTGCACCAAGCAGCGATCTGTACACACCAAAACCCGATCAGGGACAAGACGGTACTTACCGTTCACTAATTAGGTTTCTTCCTAATGTAAAAAATCCACGTAAACCTTTCGTTCGTAAATATGTCTATTGGTTAGAAGATAGAGATGGCAACGGATTTTACGCAGACTCACCTTCAACTGTTGGAGATAAATGTCCGGTACAGGATATGTTCTTTAAACTTAGAAACTCAGAATCTGCTGTAGATAAAAAGATGTCAGAAGGGCTTAAGCGTAGAGAAGTATTTTATGCATTGGTTCAAATCGTAAAGGATCCACAGAACAGAGATCTTGAAGGCCAAATTAAAGTAATGAAATTTGGTTACAAGATTAAGGCTAAGATTGATGAGGAATTAAATCCTCAGTTTGATGAACCAACTCAAGTATTCGATCCGTTTGAAGGAAAGAATTTTGAATTAGTAATTTCAAAGAAAGGTGGTTATCCTAATTATGATTCTAGTAAATTCCAAGGTAGCCGAACTGCAATGGCAATCGGCGGAGAATCAGTAACAACTGATGATGCTGGTAGAACTGCAATTCTTGGTTACATTAAGGATGCACCTGAATTAGGCAACTTTGATTATCGTCCATGGACCGATGAGCAGAGAAATAAGGTAATGGGTGTACTATCTCAATTTAGTAATCCTGGTTCCTCTATTGATACTGTAACTCGTAAACAGGCTGCACCGTCTCCTGCAAAATCTGAAAAGGCAGCGGCGTCAGTAACTGAAACGGCTGTTGCAGGATCTGCTTCCCCGGCGGCAACAGAAACAAAATCAGAAGATTCTTCTAAAGGAGATGATTTTGATGATTTCATTAATGGTTTAGATCTTTAATGATATGGCAACAGAAGTATTAATATCTTCTGATATGAAAGCTCGGATCATCGATAAGGTGGTCCGAGTTCTTCATACTAACCATTCTCACCCTGAGAAAAGAAGAATATTAGAAAGTAAGGAAAGATTAAATTTTGCATGTCCTTATTGTGGAGACTCCACAGATTCGGTAAGAAAGAAGAGAGGTAATCTTTATTGGAATAATTTACAATATCATTGCTATAATTGTTCAGCACACGAAAGTTTAGACGTCTTCCTAAAAGACCACAATGAAAACTTCGAAGGTGAAGAAAGAATCAATGTAATTAATTTCATTAAAGAAAACCGTAAAAACTTTTCACTAGGTGAAACTTTAGAGTTTCATTTATTTGAAATGGCAAATAATTTATCATTAACATTTGATGAGATTGCATTAGGTTTTAATGTCTATCCAATAAACTCATTAACATATAGAGCATATCCTTATTTAAAAAGTAGATTACTTCATCATAAAACCGAAAAGTTCGGTTATGATCCAAGACGAAAGGAACTGTATGTATTTAACCTTACACCTAAAGGAAAGATTGTTGGTTTTCAAGTAAGAGCGTTGGATGACAATAGTGGTCCTAAATATAAAACGTGGAATATTGAAAGAATATATGATAGGCTTAAAAAACCTTTAAAAGTTTCAGAAGAAGAATTAGATTCTCTTAATAAAATATCAATGATATTCGGTATACTTACTACAGATTTAAGTAGGCAGTTTACTGTATTTGAAGGTCCTATAGATTCATTCTTTATGTCTAATACAATTGGTCTTACTGGTGTTAAAAAACAAATACTAGATTTTGATGAAATTCCAACTGTTAGATATTTCTTTGATAATGATATTGAAGGAAAGACTAAAATGATACAAAAACTAAAAAGAGGTAATACTGTTTTTATGTGGGATAAGTTTTTAAAGGATTTTAGAATACCTTCTAAAAAGGTAAAAGATTTAAATGATCTAGTTAAATATGAATATAAACATAGGACTGGGTGTTTAAACGAGTTGGATAAATATTTTACAAACAACCATTTAGATCTCATATTCATATGATAAAAAATTATAGTAATTTTGTGACAGAACAGTTTGATGATTTTTATGATGATTTAGAAACTTCTAAGAAAAAACTTAAATTATTTACTAAGTTTAAAAAAATTGAAGCAGAAGAAGTAAAAACTAGTTTTTCTTTACCTCAGCCTAAAAAGAAGTTTCAACCAAAGATTAAAAATTATAAAAAGATTAATAATAATAAAGGAATATTTTAATGGCATTTGACGATACACAAATAAAAGAAGCTAATGAGCAGTTGGAAGGTAGATTAACATCAGATAGAAATGATTGGAAATCAAAGATTAAAGATCTTGTTTCTAAGCTTAAAAATATGAATGAGCTGGCCGAGTGCCAAGTAAGAATGTTATCATATCGACAAATACTATTAGATAAAGTAACTGATTTTAAAACTACCATATATAAAAGGAACGCTACTTGGGATAGGTATTATAAACAACAGTACCGAGAATATTCAATTAACTATGATGTTAAGTTAACTAACGGTGAAAAGAATCAATTTATAAAAGCAGATCTTTCATCTCTTAGGCAACAAATTGATATGTTACAATCTCATATAGATTATTATTATGAGTGTATTAAAACATTAGATAATATGGCGTTTGCTATAAGAAACAGAATTAATCTGGATGATAAGGAATTTTAATGGAACTATCTCTGTCGGAAAATAAAAAGTTTTTAGTAATTGATTCATGCACCGAATTGGAATATGAGCAATTAAAATCTAGTCTTACTAAGAAAATAGAAGGTTGGAGATTTCACCCTCTAGTAAAGAAAAAGGTATGGGATGGTAATATTTCATTTATCAAAAGAAATAAAATTCCGGCAGGGTTATGGAAAGAAGTAATTGATATATGTAAAGAATATGATTATCAATTTACATTAAACGGTATAACTGATATTTTTGATACTTCTATAGATGAAGAAATATTTAGATCTTGGGTAGATGAGTTTTTTGCTACATCTGAAATTAAGCCTAGAGATTATCAAATTGATGCAGCGATAAAGATTTTAAAGTATAGACGGTGTTTGGCTGAATTAGCAACATCTGCAGGTAAAACTTTAATTTCATTTATGGTGGTTGCTTATATGATGGAACAGTTAGGTAAAAAGAAAATCTTAATGATAGTACCTAATGTAAGTTTAGTTGTTCAAGCAAGCGGAGACTTTGAAGAATACAATAAAGGCAGGGTACCTATTAAGATTCAACAAATTTATGCAGGCGTAAAATTACGAAAGAGTTCTAATGTTGTTATAGGTACTTACCAATCATTAACTAAAAAGGACGAGGAATACTTTAGCCAATTTGATGCAGTCTTTGTAGATGAAACTCATAAAGCAAAAGCAAATTCAATTCAAAAGATAATGGATAAATGCTGGCATTGTGACTACAGATTTGGTTTGAGCGGTACTATTCCTAAAAGAGGAACTGTAAATAGACTAAGCTTAATGTCGGCAATGGGCCCATTAGTAACTCAAGTAAAAGCTGCTCACTTACAAGAAGAAGGTCATATTGCAAAATGTAAAGTATTGCAAATCCACATGGAATATGCAACCGATGCTCAAAAAGAAGCATTTTCATCATTATCTAAAAACCCATATGATAGACAAAAGCTATTTAGTTTAGAACAGAACTTTATTAATGAAAGCGAAAAGAGGTTAGATTTCGTTTGTCAAGTAATTAAAAAGTCTACATCTAATTCACTAGTGCTATTTCATAAAATAGCTTATGGTGAAAAGATATACCAAAAACTTCGAGCAATAACAGATAAGAAAGTTTATTATGTAGACGGTTCTGTTAAATCTGATTTTAGAGAAGAGTTCAAAAAAAGAATGGAAAAAAATGATGATGTTATTATTGTAGCTTCGTATGGTACATTCTCAACCGGTATATCTATTAAAAATATACACAACATATTTTTTACTGAATCATTTAAATCCGAAGTGATCATTAGACAATCAATCGGTAGAGGATTAAGAAAGCACTCATCTAAAGACGTTGTAAAAATATATGATTTTATTGATGATTTCCGTTATAAAGTAGATGATCATGACTGGGTAAATTACATATACAGACATGGTATGGAAAGAAGAAAAATTTACAAAGAGGAAAAGTTTCCATTTGAGGTGCAAAATGTTAGATACTAATATAGAATATCTTTCTTATGAGAGATGGATATATAAAAAAAGAATCAAAAAAAGATAATTATAATGAAACCAATCAAAAAGTTTTCAATGATGACAAAGGCCGAAGGTTCAATTAATGAATCGGCAGATGTTAATCACGATGCAGTAATGGATCTTGTTAAAAAACTCGGTTACGAAAGCGTTGACGAATTAAAGAAAGAAAAAAATCTTCTAACTAAATTAGAAGGTTTATTAAAGGATTTTACTCCTAAACAAGATATCTCTGAAGATGAGCTTGAAGAAGATAGAGCCGAAGATATAGCTGATGAAGTTAAAAAGAAAGGCGAACCTAAATCATTAGAAGGTGAAGAAGGTGAAAAGGAAGAAGATAAAGAAACTGGTGCATCTGGTGAAGTCGCTGAAACTGATGAAGTTGAAGAAGATACCGCGAAAGATATCGAAGATGAAGTATTAGCTAAAGGCGAACCTAAAGATATAGAAGATAAAGCAGGTGATAAGGTATCTGACGATCCTGAAATTACTGCTGATGTTCCTGCTGAAGCTGATGAAGTTAAAGATGAAGATGGTGTTGATGTTGCTGCTGAAGAAGAAGAAACACCAGCTGCTACTAGAAGAATTATGGCCTTTGAAGATTTTATTAAAGAAAAAGAAGTTACCGTAAATAAGAATGTTAAATATCACGATGATGATGAAGAACCTGAAGACTATGCTGTTCCTATAGCAGCGTCTAAAGAGCCTCTTTCTGAAGATGAAGAATCTAAAGGTATGGAAGATGAAAAAGAAGGTGATGAGCTAGAAGATAAAGGTGATAAGAAAGTTGATTCTGAGGATGACAAAGAAAAAGCTGATCATTATAAAGGAGCTGTTAAATCTGATGACTCTGAAATTGATGCATTAAAGAAAGATGTTGAATATGATGAAGATGAAGAAAAGAAAGATGAATCAAGAATCATGTCTTTTTCAAACTTTGTAACTGAAGCTTATGTAGAAGAGGAAGATGAAGAAGTAGAAGAAGCTGAAGATACTGAAGAAGATGAATCAGTAGAAGAAGGTGTTGGTGAAGTAATTACTAAAGTTGAAGGTGATGAAATTGCTGATGAAGTTGCTGGTGATGATGGTCTTGCTATTCCTGCAGAGAAAGGTGACGGTTCTGAAACCGCTGCTGGTATTGCTGGAGATATAATGGATATGGGTAAGGTAAAAGAACAACCTGAATCAAAAGGTGAAGAATTAGTTACTAAAGATCAAAATATTACAACTGAAGTAAAGGGTGAAGCTGATGATCTTAAGGATGCTACTGAAGTTCCTGCAGAAATGGGCGATGGTTCTGAATCTGCCGCAGGTATTGCTGGAGACATAATGAATATGGGTAAGGTAAAAGTACAACCTGAATCAAAAGGCGAAGCATTAGTTGGAGAAGCTAAGATTAATGAAAAGGATATTACTTCTGCTGATGAATTTAAAGAATATGCAATGGCAATTCTAAAAGATGCATTCGGAGATGACTTTGATGAAACTAAGGCAACTGAAACTGCTGAAGGATTACTTAAGAAGTATGGTGAAGATTATGGAGCAATGGTTGGAGCTTTACAATCTACGATGGGATCATAATAAATTAAAACTAAAGATATGAGTAATATAAAAAAGTTTGCAGATTTTGTAAATGAATCTTTAAATGAAAGGTTTACTTTCGCCGATGCAGTAGATACTGCTGGTGAAGATGTAAAGAAAAATGAAAAAGGTATTGCTACTGTTCTTAAAGCTCTTAAGGCCAGAAAAGCTGATGATATCATGATAATGACAGATACTACCGAAGATGAAGGTTCTGATTTATTTGATGTTATTGGAGGAATGAAATCTCTTCCTATAGATTCTACTATTTATGATAAAGCATATCACGGCAAATATAAAGGTAAGAATGTAGTTGTATTTGACGATGGTGAAGATCTTTTTGCATATACAAAATAATTAAAACATGAAACATATTAAATTATTTGAACAATTTCTATTAGAATCCGATTTAGATAAATTTTATAATAGTAAGATCAAGAATCCTAAAAGTGGTAGAGAAGTTACCGTAAAGACAATATTAGGAGATCCTGACAATCCTTTATATAAAAAGGTAAAGGCAAAGGAAGATCAACTAAAAGGTGGATCTGATGATAATTCCGAAGAAATTAAAAAGTTGGAGGATGAGATCAAGGAAATGGATGATCGCATAGAAATGATTAGAATGGATATAGCTGAGATTGAAGATGAAGATCCTGATGATTATAGAATTCAAGAATTGGAAGAAGAAGAAGGTGGCTTGCTTGCTGATATTGAAATGGCTAAAGAGAAATTGGCTAAACTTAAAAAATAACCATGAAACATATAAAATTATTCGAGGAATGGCTGACTGACAAAGGTCAGCCATTTCTTTTTGAAGGTGGCGCCGCTGGTCACATGGCTCATCCATTTGATGATAAGGATTTAACCTTTGGTGATTTTAAGGCAATGATAGATGCTGGTCTTAGAGGTGAATTAAACTTTGAAGAAGAGGCTACCGAAAAGACTGATGGTCAAAATGCATTTGCTACTATTCAAGATGGCGAAGTTAAATTTGCAAGAAACAAAACAGAGTTAAAGAATCCAATGACTCTTTCTGAATTTAAGAATAAATTTGAAGGTCATCCTAGTAAATTAGTACAAGATACTTTTCAATTTGCTGCACAAGATTTGGCTAGATTATTAATGAACCTTTCTCCAGCTGACCAGGAAAAATATTTTAAGAATGGAAAAGACTTTATGAACATGGAGTTAATCTATTCACAAAACCCTAATGTTATTCATTATGATACAGATGTTATTCAATTTCATGGTATAAAAGAAACGGATGGAAATGGTAATATTACAGGTACTAATAATAAACCTGCAAAAGAAATCGCAGATATACTTAAAAAGGTTGAATCTGATATTGGTAAAACATTTAAAATAATTCCACCTAAGGCTATTAAATTACAAAAAGATTTAGATTTTACTGCAAATAAGAAAAGATTTATTAATCAAGTTAATGCTTTAGAAAAAAGATATGGTTTAACTGATAGTGATGAGGTTTCTAAATATCATGAAATGTGGTGGAGAGAATTAATTAATAAACAATTTCCTTCACTATCACAAGATGTAAAAGAAGGTTTACTTAAGCGATGGGCATACGGAGATAAGAAGAGCTTAAACATGAGATCTCTCGCCAAACAAACTGGACCTAAAGAAGCTGCGTTAGTTAAAAAGTTTGATAAAGAAGATGTTGCTAAAAAATATAAAGAAAACATTAGACCTTTTGAAGATCTGTTCTTGGAACTAGGTTCAGTGATTTTAAAAAATGCGTCTGACTTTTTAGCTGCTAATCCATCTGATGAAGCCCAAAGATTAAGAACACAAATACAAACAGCAGGGAGTAAGATTAAAAAGACTGGTGGCGCTGACCAAGTAAGAAAGGTAGAGGCTGAGTTAGCAAGGCTCGATAGAATTGGTGGAATAGAATCTATATTTCCAACTGAAGGTATAGTATTTAAATATAAAGGAAAAATTTACAAACTAACTGGAACCTTTGCTGCAATTAATCAACTATTAGGTATCATTAAGTTCGGTAGATAAAATAGTATATAGGCCTATATAGATCACCTGTATTAAGAGTTAGCATTTGTGATATTTGTATATACTCTGAAGATAATAGAGTAAGATAAGGGGTAGGTATTATGCTATCCTTTTTTTATATAGCTATTAAACTAAAGAATATATAAATTGACAATATAAAATAAGCAAATGAAAGAGTTAACTCAGATTTATAAAGATGCAGGGCAACAATTAATAGAAGATCTTTTTAAGGATTATCTTGTAGTTTCAGAAAAACTATCAGGTTCTTCATTTTCATTTAAAAAAGGCGGTGAAGGAATTACTTTTTATAAAGGTGGAAATCAAAAGCCTATTAACTTAATTGATAGGACTATAATGGTTTATTATGAAAAGCCTATTAATTTTATAAAATCTGTAACTAACAAAAATCTTTCTTCTATTCCTGAAAATTGGAAGTTCTGTTTTCAATATTTTGTAAATACTAATCCTGGTATTATTACTTATGATAAGCTACCTAAAAACAATTTAGTACTTACTCATATTAAAGTAATGACACCAGCTGGCAAAGTTACAAAGGTTATAGAAGATCCTAGAGTAATTAGAGACTGGGCAAACGCATTAGGTGTTACTCCATTACTTCCATTATTTAAAGGTTACTTAACAGAAGATCAAAAGAAAAAGATTAAAGAATTTTTAGAAACACCAAAAGAAGATCATGCTGAGATTTTTAGTACTAATTCATTTGCTGAATATTTACTTAGAATTCTAAATCCTAATATTCAATCAACTACTTTACAAAATGATCTTAAGAAGCCTATAGAATCTATTGTATTTAAATTTTATAAATCTGGTACTAAACAAGTTATTGCTGCTAAGTTAATAGATCCTTATACAATTAATTTAATGAAAGAAAAGGAGCCTATAGATATGAGGAAGACTCCTGCTGATATTAATGAAATTATTTTGTTGGATCTTTTAGCATTTATAGAAGAAAGAGGAATTAAGAAGCATGAGATTTTAGGGGATAGTGAAGATATGAGATACATAGAATTAGTTTCAAACATATTTAATGACTATGTAACCAAAAGAGGAAAAGATATTGCAAAGATTGATATTGAAAAAGCTGAGTTTGCTAAAGGTAAAGAATTTGATTTAAATGTAGAATTAATACCAAGCCAAAGAACTAAAGATATCCTTAATAGTAATCCTAAGCTAAAAGACTTATTTAAAATAATGTTAGGCTCTTTAAAAAAGAAAAGAAAGAATGCCGGTAATATTATGACACCATCAGTTATTGAAGATTTTAATAAAATGGTAAATAAAGTAACCGATGTAATTCAAACAAAGGATGATGGCAAATTTAAAACTTTTGATGATTACTTAAAAATTAAATCAACTAATGAATCTCTTTTACCTAATGCTGAAGAATTATTAATTGAAGATAAAGTATTGGATTATAATAATTTTATTAACCTAGCAAAGGTTGATGTTTTAAATGAAGCAAAGAAACAGCCTAACGTAAAAGAAAGACAGGCTAATTGGTTAAAGCATTATGAAAAAACTTTCCCACAAACAAGAAGAGATTCTGCAGGTCCTAAATATAGCCCAGAATATGTAAGAGCTAATTTTGGAGCAAATGATGGTACTGCCGAAGAAAACATTCAGAAATATTTAAAAGCTTTAAAAGTCCCTACATCCGCATATAAGATAGAGGGCTTTCCTAGCGGGCATTACCATAAAGATGTTGCCAAAACCTTTTCTGGTCAATTTCATACTTATAAAATAACATTAAAGGCTAATAAACAAATATTAGGACAAGACTTTAAAAGAGGAGATACTATTTTTCTAACCAATCGTTATAAAGTAAGTGCAAAGACAGGCGAAGCAGCAGTAATAAAAGGAAAAGATTTAACTCCTGATGCAATGGATCTTGCAAGTACTACCTATAAAACAGGAGTAGCGGTTGTTACTAAAGTAAATCAGTTTATAGATAACACATCTTACCCTGACAATTATAAACAATTCATTAAAGATTCTATGCAAGTAGTATTAAAAAATAAAGTTGGCACCTTTTCAGATTTTGAAGTCTATGCTTCTAGTGGAACTCCTATAGTATATAAAGTTGGTGCTTCTTTCTTTGATGGAATAGATCAAGTTTCTGTAGCTAATTTTTCTAATGACTTTGGTGAAGTGTTAGGGGCATTAATGATGTTTAATATAATTAAAGATACGGGAGAAGGATTAGCATATCCTAAGAATTCAAATGAAGCATTAGTTGATTTTGAATTTGATCAATATAAAGTTTCTTCTAAGGCAGGAGGCGGAGGTACACCGAGTGGATCTTCAATAATGAAAATGATTGATAATGCTAAAAGAAATGATGGCCTTATGTTAGATGTAGATCAAACAACATTTTATGAAGATGTAGTTAAGGTATGGCTAAACCCATATGAATTAAATAGAAATTCAACAACATATAATAAAGTGATGAATTTAGCTGCTGATGTACTAGGACCTAACCAAGGATCAGGCTATTCATATGTTTTACAGCAAGCTAACCTAAATCAAAAATCTGTAACAAGAGAAGCCTTAATTAAATTTTTAGATGAATTATTTAAAGAAGATCAAAATAAATTTAAATCATTTATAAAAACACTATCAGAAAAAACTGGAGCATGGAGAGGTAAAATTGATTCGACCAAATATGCAAAAGAATATGAGGAGAGAATGGAAAAAAATGATTCTAACAGAGTAGGGATGATTTTCTATCCTATTATGGTAGAAACTGCAAATGCATTAAATGAAAAATATTCTGATGTACTAACTCAGCTTACACAAAAAGTAACTGATGTTAAACAGGTATATTTAGATACTAAAGTTAAAGCAGGTGCTTTCATATTTAAAACTAAAAAGTTTAGTAGTGCTAACTTTAAGTTTCAACAAAAAGGTATGGTGTGGAATCCTTTTTCATCTATGATGGGAATCAAAATGGTAAAGTAAATATATAAGGTATGGATAACATAAATGATTTAAATGATTTCTTAAATGAAAGGAGAGTAACTGTTAAGAGAAGGTACACTGAGGCTCACCCAGCTAAAAATGTATCTACTGCTGCTAGAGTTCGTTCTGCTATTTTAGATGCTGTTGCTGATGGTCATTTAACTGAAGAGGAGGTTAATAATATCTTATCTGAAATAAAGGCTCACAAAAGATGGCTTAAAAGAAATGTAGGATTATTTAATATTAGTGAAGATGAAACTGGGATTAAGAGATATTCATTATCTCCTTATGGTCATAGAGTAAGAACTGCAACCGCTCCAATTAATGAAGCTTTAAAAGTTCCTCATAAAGAACAAGGTAAGAAAAAGGTTAATATGTTTGTTGGTAGATTCCAACCTTTTACATTAGGTCATGTTAAAGTATTTGAAAAAATGTATAAAGAAAATGGAAAGCCTGTAGTTGTATTTTTAGTTAGAGGAAAAAACAACGATCCTGAGAAAAGGCCGTTTGATGAAGAAATGCAACAAGCAATGTTTGCTAAGATGGCAAAACAATATCCATTTTTAGAAACTGCTATTGTAGTTCCTAATGGTGCAATTGATACAATGTTTGCAGCAGCAAGACCTGCTTATGAACCTGTGATGTGGGGATATGGGACGGATAGAAAAAAATCATACGGTGCAATGATTGACAAACAATCATACCGAGATCAATTAGGAGTAGATCCTGATTTTAAGGGTTTTGAGATTTTTAGAACTGATGATAACATTTCAGCATCTAAAGTTCGTAATGCGTTAAAGATAGATGATGAAAAGACTTTTAAGAAAATGACTCCTAAAAGTATACATAGTTTTTATAAGCCATTACAAAATATATTAGAACCAATAAAAGAAATTAAAAATAACAACATGAAAAATTTAAAATCACTGAATAACTTTACTGTTGAAGAATCAAAGATCAATGAAGAGTATATTGAGCTTATGCCTGGAATGGAAGAAGGCTTAGAACAAATAGTAGAAGGTTGGATAGAATGGAAAAGTGGACCTGCAACAGAAAAGAGTGATATTGCTCCAGCAAGAAAAGAATTATTAAACTTTTGTACAACTTATTTAAAAAAGAATATTAAATAATGTCTAAAGACGTAAATGAAAATGAAGCAGGAACCGTTGGCTTAAATCCTAACATGGATGTACAGGGTATGGGGGCTGTTGAGCTTCCAGGTGATCCTGGATCGGCAAATTCTTTTGCTACACAAAAGGTTGGTAGTGGAGATGATCCTGAAGGAAAAAAGAAGAAAAAGAAGAAAGTATTACTTTTATCGTTTGATAAGTTTATGGATCTTCTTCAAGTAAAATAAATAATGTATAATGCCAGTACTAGCAAAAGATCAATTAAAACTATTATTTGAAGCAGGTGATTTAATCACTCAGACTACGCTATATGATTTTATTGATGCATCATATAACCCTACACTAGTAGGTGGAACTGATATACAATTAGTTAAAGTCAGTACTGCTGCTGGTGATACTATAACTATTAATAGCTTAGGTGGCGGAGGAGGTGATACTGTTACTGCAGGTTCAGGTATTAAATTAACACCAGTTGGATCTGATGAAGAAATATCGATTAATTTAGATAATACACAAACAAACCTTATTGTAGATGGAAATAATAAATTAACATTTGCAGGTTTACATATTAAGGATGAAGGTACTGATATAGGTACATATAAAACTATTAACTTTGTCGGTGCTGATGTATTAGCTCAAGATAGTGGTACACCAGGTACTGTAAATGTCTTTATACCAGTACCAACATTTGCTTCTCATTTTAACACAACTGATGGTAGTACAAACGGAACAGTTTCAGAAGGTGGTTTTACAAGAAGTGCATCAATAAGAATAAGCAATCCCCAGGATGAAGGTACCGGTACCCCATTTAAAACTGGCGGTTGGGCTGGTACTAATCACCCTGCATTTAATAGTAAAGATCCATCAACACCCGTGCCAATTACATTTACGACAAGCGGTCAGGTAACAGGCTTTAGTGATTCTAATATCGGTAATGCTAATATAAATGTTATTGTATATGATGCTGATGGTGTTACTGAGTTAGAAAATTTTACTACAAATACTATATTTGCAGCAGGTTCATATAACTCACCTTCAAATAGAATACTTGTTAATATAACTAATTTTCAAAATGATGCTAATAGAAAAAAAGCAGATGTTCAAATAACAGTAAACATTGGTGATATTTTTACGTTTGCCGGTAGGAGCGGTGGAAGGTTTCATGTTAAGTGTACTATGACTACTGATTCAACTACTGATAGTGGTGCTTCATATTCTTACACTCAACCGGAGGTTTTCTGGGATGCTAATAATGACGGTGCTTATCCATCAACACCACAGATCAATGGTAGTGTTACTATCATAGAATCTACTTCACTTCCATCTATAATTACAAAATATTTAAGCGGTGTTGAATATTATGATCTTAATTCACGATTTGAAATAAATGTTAACTCTATTGATAAACTTAACAGTAACACACAAGGACAAGGTGGTGCTTCTAATTATAATTTATTAGTTGAAGGTACAGATTATGGCTTAACTCCTGTACAAGAACCTGCATGGGATAACACAAGTTGGCCTAGTGGATTTAGTTTAACAGGTTGGACAAATGATTATGATGCAAGTAATATAAGTATCGATTACGATGAATGGGATATTACTACATCTAATTGGAGATTTAGAAATACTGATGCTACAATAAAATCAAAAGCATATGACCCTTGGCTAGATTCAGGGTTTGTAAATTCTAATCCATCTGAGATATTAATAGATACTTATGGTGTAACAAGTGATAAATTAACTGAAAGATTTGATGATGAGGCACAGCGATTAACAAGAAGTTTAGGTTCTTATCAACCAATAGTTTCTTCTTCTGTATTAGCCCCATCAGGTTTAACAAACCAAACAACATCGACTATATCAACTGGCCCGTTCTGCCAGTCTGCTGTTGTAGGAGGTACTTTAGTTAGGCCTGATAAATTTTACGCGGATGACGGTAATTCTCCACTACCATCAACAGTAATATCTAATTTAACTGGCTTTGCTCCAGTAGGGGGTGGTGGTAATCCTGATTATAATACAGCAGCTTATGGAGTAACTTCTACTTATCATAGATTATTTGAAGTATCATCAGACCCCCCACCAGGCGACGACAACCGTAATAGACCATTTAGTGCATTTGAATTAACCTTTTCAGGAGATTTTGGGACTAGCCCTGATGCACTCACTGCATTAAGTAGTAATAAGATGTTAATATATGTTAGGCCGTTAGGTACTTCTGGTAGTACCAGTAATATTGGATATAATGCAATACCATATTCTGTCCATGGCCAGCCATTTTTCGGTCTTACACAAGACCCACCTACTTCGGTTGATGCTCCTGATAACAGCGCTCAAATAAGAACAACAATAGCAACACCAACCCCAAATGTTATAGACTGTTCCTTTGGTTCGATACCAGCACCAATTGATGGTTTTTATATTGAGGTTCATTTAATTGATGAAGAAATTAAACTAGGTGGTATATCAGCAAAAATAATATTTAGCAATGGGTCACCTACATCAGAGTCTGGTGGATCTGTGTAAAATATAAAATTGAATAAATATAAAAAGAAACTAATCAAATGGCAGGATTTTCTATAAATGAAGTTAATAAGCTAACCTTTAAAGTACAGGCAGGTGGTGTCATTGATGCATCTGCAGGTAAACGATGGTATGAATCAACTTTAGCATTCGAGCCTAATGTTAAGGCAACCGAAAGAATATTAACACAATATCAATCTATTCCTCCTGCTGCTACAGTTTCTGCTGCACAAAGCGCGGCAGCAGCAAACCCAACTATTATTCAAGATGATAGTAATCCAAGTAATGCAATAAGATTAACACAAGTATATAATTTAAATAATTCTACATTTGTAGCTTATAATACTTATAATGATCCTACTTCTGGTTTTAGGAGAGATTGGATTTTGCCTGCATCTCGACCACAAGCGTCAGGACAACCTTCAGATGGGTATAAGATTACCTTATGGAGTGGTGATCCTGCGGGTGCACCAGGTAGTTTTGCGCAAGTATATCCAACACTAGGCCAAGGGTCTCAGCCTGAATATGTAGGTTGGGTATTTAATTATGATCAAGGATTACTTTTTATATCTGATTACTTACAAACTTTAATTGCTGATCCAAATTATGCATTTCTATTTCCGGATGGTTTTAATTTCTATATAACTGGTTTTAGATATATCGGTACATCTGGAGGTGGTGGTGGTTCTGCGATAGAAATAGAAGATAGTGGTACATCCGTAACTACTGATGTTAAAAAAATAGATTTTACAGGAACTGGTGTAACTGTTACAGGTTCAGGTGCTGGTAATGAAAATATTGAAGTAGCTATTACTTCAGGTAGTGGTCCACAAGGTACACAAGGAACTCAAGGTATAACTGGTTTACAAGGAACGCAAGGTATTACTGGAGCACAAGGAACAGGAACTCAAGGTATTCAAGGTATCACTGGTTTACAAGGAACTCAAGGTTTACAAGGTACTGAAGGTACAGGAATACAAGGTATTCAAGGTATCACTGGTATTCAAGGAACTCAAGGTACACAAGGTATTGAAGGTTCAGGTACACAAGGTATTCAAGGTATTCAAGGTATCACTGGTATTCAAGGAACCCAAGGTTTACAAGGTACTGAAGGTACGGGAACACAAGGTATTCAAGGTATCACTGGTTTACAAGGAACTCAAGGTACTCAAGGTATTACTGGATCACAGGGTACAGGAACTCAAGGTATTCAAGGTATCACTGGTTTACAAGGAACTCAAGGTACTCAAGGTATAACTGGATCACAGGGTACAGGAACTCAAGGTATTCAAGGTATCACTGGTTTACAAGGAACTCAAGGTTTACAAGGTACTGAAGGTACAGGAACACAAGGTATTCAAGGTATCACTGGTTTACAAGGAACTCAAGGTTTACAAGGTACTGAAGGTACAGGAACACAAGGTATTCAAGGTATCACTGGTTTACAAGGAACTCAAGGTTTACAAGGTACTGAAGGTACAGGAACACAAGGTATTCAAGGTATCACTGGTTTACAAGGAACTCAAGGTTTACAAGGTACTGAAG